CACCGCAGGGGACAAAAACGGAAGCGGTGCCACATATTGATTGTTGATTTATTGTAGGCGGTTTGTCCGTTCCGCCTGTTTTTTGAAACCAATTAAAGACAACTAAAGACTAAAATTAAAGACAAATGAAAGAGAAAGAACCCGAAACAATCCCCGACCGCGTGAGCAATGCTCTTGCCATATACGCGGTGATGACCACGGCAGCGGAGTTACTGCTGCGCGAGGCAGAGAGACAAATGGCAGCCGAGAAGATTGCTCTCAAACGAGAGTGGAAGAGGCTATTCTCGGACTTGCAGACGGCAATCAACCGCGCTAAGTATATGTGCGAGCGTTTCACGGAGGAGTGTTGCGTTACTGATGCCAAGTCCTTTGACGCGCTGCTCAACGACGCAAACACCATCGCGGCACTGACAATGCGTTTCTACAATGCCACCTACGGCAACGCCGACAACGGAGACGAGAATACAAAACACATACTTGAGATGACAAGAGATATAATAACGGAACTGTTGTCACCTAAGTCACACACTGACTGGATGAACGTTGAAGAAGAAATGCCAAACGATAACGAACGAGTCGTAGTTCGCACAAAAGACGGTGTGACTTTTTTCTTATCACCGATAAGCGGTAAGTTTCCAAATACTATAACTCATTGGTTTAGACTACCCAAAATAAACAACTAAAAAACAATCTATTATGAATTCAAATTTAGAAGTATTGAAAGAAAAAGAACAAATTATGGAGAATGCCTTACTAAATGCAATGGCATTCCATGCAATGAATGGCAATGTAAAAGATGAAATATCAGAGCATCAAGCATGGAAAATCTATGGTAAAGCATGGATTGTTGATAGAACAGAACGTGGCTGGATTCACTTTTTAAGGAGCGGTGCAAATGCAAAATGTACAAAGATATATTCCCGATTTGAGATTGAATGTCAGAAACGCTCAGAGAAACACATTGAATGTGCTTACAATAATGCAAAACAGATATGCAAGTGAAAAACGTATATGAGTTTCATGGTGTTTTGAAGAGATTATATCCTACACAACAGATTGTTGTGAACAATAGACCCATCATTCTTAAAAGCATTTTCATTGTATCTTACGATGAAAATGGAAGGAGTGATGGGTCTATGTTTGTTCTGCTACCCGAAGAATTTGATGTGGACAAAGTTCAGAAAATGGTCGGGGAAAATATAGTCGTTGTATTCAAAATACATTCAGTCTTTGACAAGAAACATATCCGTATTTATGCAGAATGTTTGGAAATAAGAATGGATATTCCATATAGACACATACTGAATCAGTCTGTAAAATACATCAAGAAGAAATACAGACATCCAAAATTGGACAAAGACGGATATATCGAAGCATACAATTCTTAACCGGATTACATCATCCACAGGCTGACCTCGTGCCAAAAATCATAGTCGGTCAGTCCGTCATTGTGCAGCATAACATATAGAGCAATTTTTTCTTGCATAGCCTATCCGTTCAGCGACATATACTCCCACACCTTTCCTTTGCCTTTCCAATCCTCGTCCGCGAAGAAAAACAGGTAGGCAATATCCAACACCTGCTCATCATCGAATTTCTTACAGAAATCGGCATAGGCAGCATTGTATGCTACATACCTGTCCCACGGAGTAGTCCCTTCGGGGAATTTCTTGCCATGCGTTGCCGTCTCCACCTGCTCCATAGTCCAGTGTGCGCCGTGATGTTCGCTGCCTGCCGCATCCGTGTAGCAGATTTTCTCCACGTCGGCTTCTGCAAACTCTTTGTCATAGTGTGCGCCGCACAAATCCTCATGCAGGTCTCGCAACAGAGAATGGTATTTTGCAGGGTCTTTCTCTCGGATATACTCCATAGCCACATTGGTCGTCTCCACCGACTTCCACATCACTTTCTCACCACCGCCATTCTTAACGGCGGTTTCTATCATACTCTTGTAGTTCATACATCAGCAGTTTTTGCACCCCGACTGAAAGCGGGGTATGGGTTTATACTTACTCACATTAGTGAAGATGAGCGTCTGCTTGGGCAGCACGGCATCTCCTACTTTTTCTTTGGTCTGTTTACTCTTTGCCATAACTCATTGTATTTGCGGTTCAGCCATATCAGCAACAGACCGAACCAGTTAGACACATAAGACGCTCCGAGAGACAGCAACACAGCAATGACGACATGACACCTTGCAGCGAGCAGCACTACCAACGCCGACCAAAAGGTCAGACACTTGTGGCACTTGCTCACCTTGGCTACCACAGACGATACAGCCTGCGGCAAAGCCGTATGTACTGCAATGGTGGCAGTCATCATTACTGCTATTGCTATCAGCACGTACTCCATCAGCCTGCCGTTACGGTGATACTCAATGGGGTCTCACTCACGAAAGTACGTGAGCATTGCTGGCACGCGGTCGTAGAAACGGCGTTCACGGTCGCTCCTGCTGCTATGGTTACTGCCGTCGGGGCGGTAGCCGAAGCAATCGGAATGGTGAATGTGCCGCTCAAAGGTTGCGACTTGGTACAGCCACAGCCACCATTACACGGTACATACGAGATGATACCCTGCACGCGGATAGTAGCGGCGTACTGACCTGTACCGACCTGCGCTATGCCTACCAACGAAAATTGCGGGGCGAATACAGGCATATTCTCCGCACACGTGGGATAGCACAGACGCTGCGTGATGTTTACTTGATAGTAGTACGGACTCGCCGTGCTACCTGCCGCCAATACAGGAGTAATGACGGGTGCTTGAATTTTGTTCATAGTCCTCAAACATTAGACATTGTCGCTACCTACTTTGTTCCTGTCAGCAAGAGTCTCGCCGGTAGCGTTAGGCTTCTCTTGCTCTGTTTCCTGCGCGGGAAATAATGCTGCGTACAGCATATCAATCTTACTCTTTACCTCGTCCACCTTTTGGTGCATGAGGTTCATATCCTCCGACATACCGACTATGTTCGCATTGATAGCGTCAAAGATAGTCCGCGGTTGTTGGTTGTTTTGGTTCGTTTCCATTATCGTAGAAAGTTAGTGATTAGTATATTGTCGCCATACTGCTTGAGTATAGCGTCCAGTTTCTCGGCGGTTACCGCCACGCCCCGTTCCCGCTGCCTGTTCACAAACTCTTTCAGCGACTGCTCCAACCTGTCCGCCTCCTCTTTGCTATTGGCGTACACGTACATATCCAACTTATAGACTTGCAACATAGGGCATTAAGGTATAGGTGGGACATCAGCGGGAGTGGTAGGCGTAGGAACTGATATACCTGCTTTGCCCATCATGGTGCGGGCTATGTTGTAATACCCCAACACCTTGTCTTGGTTCTGGTCAATCCAACCGAGGACACCCAGCACGGTGTCTTTGGCTTGCGTGAGTACAGGCACGCCCTGCGGGTCAAAGTCGGGCATATTGGGCATATCTTTCATAAAGTACTCGCATATCTCCGTGGCGGCTTTCACATCACCGCCGCACACGAGTAAGGCTGAACGTTTGAGCGCGTCCTTTGAGGTCGTCTGCAACAGCGTTACATCATACGAGGTCTTGTTTCCAAACAGAGCCATAGCAATTTGAGTTTTTAGAGGTTTATTGTTTCGGTAAAACTTTCGGTAATAGTAGATATAACTGACTGAAATAAAGCGTATTATTATCAACAAACATTACCGAAGAAACTACCGAAATTTTCAAAAGAGGTAGTACCCCGCTCCCGAGGTACTACCATTCTCGTTTAGTTGCCGCACGTATCGCAGCCGCACGGTTGGGGTGCGCTGTAACGTTGCACGCGCAGGAAACCACAATTGCCAACAGCGGAGTTCAGACCGCCATTGTTGTTCTGCGCAATCGCATACGCATAAGCGTCTGCCAACGCCGAAGCCGATACACTCGGATTGGAGGTTGCCTGCGTCTTGACATCAACGTACTGCTGCAATGTCGGCATGTGCTGGTTCTGCCAGCCCTCGCGGGAGGTTCTCTCACTCAACATGAACTGCGATACAAGGTTGAGAGCGTCCTTGTTACCTGCGACTGCCTGCTCTGCTGCTTTGGCGCGGGACTCGGAGGCTTTGTTCACACCCCAAGCGGCTGCGATAGCAAGCAGTAAGGCTCCGCCACCGAGACCTGCTGCCAAGCCGATAGCGGTGGCACTCTGACCGTGCGAGCAATGTTGCTTCGTCATCAACATTACATCTGATGGACTTAATTCTGCCATAACTATGAGAATTACTTTCGCCTCTTACACCTTCGGCGGTTGGTATCAAAACCTCTTGTTTTGATACGGCTAAGGTACTGCTATTAAACACGGACACACAATGGTTAACAGCAATTTGTCGGCAAATTAACGGAGAGTTGTTGCATGGTTGACGACAAGATAACGACAAGGAATGTAGATGAGTGAGTTTAGAGCATTTCCACGGATAAAAACTTTACCAAAATATGAGCAATGCTTGCACGTTTGAAAGGGATATTGTACTTTTGCAGCGTTATTAGGGATAATGACCTCTATACTTAATTAGAGTGAAGTGCTGTCCTATGAGATAGGAGAACACTCTCAAATGGAAAGGATTATGTATCATGTACATGAATAGTAATACTCGCAAGCAATGAAAATTGCTCTGCGGGTATTGTTGTATAGAGTTAAAAATGTAAACTAAAAGAAATACTTATGGCAGATTTGAAAGAATTGTTTCAGTATTATCTGAAACACCAAGAAGAACTTGTAAAACAATACAATGGAAAGTTCTTGGTTATCAAAGATGACAAGGTCGTCGGAGTTTATGATACCGAAGCCGATGCTTATTTTGAGTCAGAGGAGAAATATGGGTTAGGTAATTTCCTGATTCAATTGTGTACGGAGGGGACAAGTGCTTACACTCAAACATTTTCATCACGCGTAATTTTTGCATAAAATGGAGCCTATTATTCAACGACCTCGTTTCGCTTTTACAACGATTAACCCGATGTATAATCGAGAAATTATTACTATCGCAAAAGCGGGAAAACCGCAAAAAGAAATACAATCCGATAAATTTCATACCTATAAGGCATTGTGGGATACAGGTGCAACCAATAATGTTATTACTCCAAAAGTTGTGGAAGAATTAGGTCTAATCCCTATTGGTGTATCTCAAAATCGGCACGCAGGTGGTATTTCTACAGTCAACATATATTTTGTTGATATATGTTTACCTAACAACCTCGTAATCCCACGTGTTCGTGTAAGTGAGTGTGCAGACCAAGCGGGGCGGTTTGATTTTATAATAGGAATGGATATTATTTCCTTGGGAGACTTTTCTATTACGGGACAAGGGGAACGTAGAATGGTTTCTTTTTGTATGCCATCAACAATACAAATTGACTATGTGAGCATCGCCAATACAATGAATGCAAAATTGGCACAGCAACAAAGTGGCAATGCAAAAAGTAACAATGAGACTGCTGAACCAAAGAGTTAATCAGCCTTGGGCAGCAACTTATTCTCCATTGCCTCGGTCGGACTTGCCACGTGCGTTTCGCTGTCCTTATACTTGGCAAATATCTCACTCACACGCAGCGTTACTTTCGCCTCGGCTATGCGGTACGCCCACGACCGCTTCTTGAACTCGTGCGCCGACAGCAGTATATCGGGTATGGCTCGCTCCGTGCGTTTGATAACGGACGCTATCGTGGTACAAGCATAGCCCATAAAACGCAACTGCGACACAAAGATACAGCGTGCCATAGTAGCATTCTCTTTCTTGGTCTTGCCGAGAATATCCTCCGCCGTTATCTTGGTAAACTCGCTGATGTTGTTTGTCGTCTCTTCGACCACAAACTGCAACACCTGCATTATGACCTTTTCCTTATCATTCATACGCTTAACAATTAGGGATTGGTTCTATCATTGTCGGAGGTAACTATCCACCTCTCGCCTAAACTCCTCGAATGTCCGACATACCACCACCTTGTTACCGTAGGCTTGGAGGCGGGGGATGACCTCTTTCTGGTGTTCCGACAGCCTGCCCGCCTTGCCGTTCTTCATTTCGATATACAAGGCGTGGTAGCCGTTCCTGCCCACAGGTATGCACAGGTCGGGTATGCCTGCGGTTGCGCCTTCTGCTTTGAGTTTTGCTGCCACTATCGTGTTCCTCTGCCCGCCGTTGGGTATAGCATAGCAGAGTACATCTCTGTACGCAACACGCAACCAACGCAGGCACTCCACCTGCAAGGCGTGTTCCGTGGGAGCGGCTTTACCGCCGTTCTTCTTCTCCCAAAGGGTATGTAACTCGTCTATCGTCATTACGTTATTCTGGCAAATATGATTTTACCAACTTGCAAATCCTATTTTTACAAGTATATCAGTAAGTATCTGTATTTCATATATTTGAACTTGCAAATCGCAATTTACAAGTTTAGTTCCTGCAAATCCTAATTTCATATACAGGCATACAAAAAAGCGGCTGCTCATACCGAACAGCCGCTTTTCAAAGACACTGATTAACCGGTTCAGTGTCTGAAACCTCTATACATCTCTTACTATAAGTAAAAGACTATTTCTTACTTGGTACAAATAATCCTCTCAATACTATTTGCGCCAAACCCAATACGTTAATAGTAGTAGTACCCAATAACATACAGAATACGGTATCACTCAATTTCTTAAATATACATAGTTCCGTAATTACGACGGAACACGTAAATACCAACCATAAAGAAACTACAAACATCATCCAAATGACAAGTATCTTTCGTTGCTCCGTATCTTGCTTGAAACGTTCCCTTTCTTGGGCTTGCATGTCATCCCTATCTATATCTTTGGGGAGATTAACATCTTTCGGTATTTTAGGGAAACCAATATTCAGAATATCTTCCTTTTCAGTTTCCATCTTTCCGAATGATTATATCGTTGAAATATTGTTGAATAGTCTCATCGTCTATTCTATCTCCCCACTTAAACCCCTCTAATTTGGTAGTTCTATCCCATGGAGACCCTGGACTATGAGACCAACTGGTAAGTGCTCCTGCATTATAGGCTCCAAAGCCATCAAATACAACCTTGATTATTTGCTTTGTACGCTCATCCTTGTTTATCTCTTCAAATTCTGAGGCAGTTAAAGATATATCCTCAAATGATACATTTAGCAATTTATTTCTTGTCGTAGGAAACACCGGACCATAAGGCCACGCTTGAGGATGTTCATCGACAAGACGTTCTCCATAGATAGCAAGTGAAGTTCCATAAACTATATAAAGTAGTTTCTGTAACTTTGTCATATTGATGCTTACTTTATTTTCATTTGCGTAAGCAACAATATATCTCGCTACATCGGTACTCCTATATTTGAAAGTATCGTTAATCATAACGAGTGATATTGTACCTAAAAGCAGGTAATTCTATAGAAATTCAGTTTATTGATTTTGTTGTTTCGCTGCAAAGGTACGATAAAAAAGTAATCCATACAACTTTTTCTGAAATATGCAAATCTAATTTGGCAAAACAAACATAATTTTATTGATACATCACATTATGTATTGTTTTTGTTGAATTACCAAATTTTCTTCGGTAGTTACGGCTGTTCAATATGTCAAAGGTCGCTTGTTATATTTCTAAACCTACCGATTTCGGTGGGTTTAACCTATTTGCGGGTATGCGCAAAATGGTCTATGCTTTGTAATTGTCAATCGCCTGTCTCCGGTTGCCGCGAGAGGTGTAGGACACGTGTATCCATTTCACTCCCGACTTGTTGCTCTCGTAGAGCAGTTGGTCGAAGACGCCGTGGTCTTTTATTACCTTGTACAGGCGTTTGAGGTTGCGCACGCCCTGTACTTGCAGGTCTGCGGCTTCCCCATATTTGTGTTGGCTCAACGACACACCGCCAACTGCTCTGTTCAGTGCGGGGCAACGATAACCGCTGGTGATGTAGATAGGCGCACCGAAAGCCGTGCGGGCGGGTTCGAGGACATTGCGGCACAAGGCACGCAGGTTGTCCACAACCTCCGGCGATGGCGTGTTGTCGATATGCTTGCGGTCTGCCGTCTCGCTACGCACAAACTCACTCAATGTAAAATGCTCCGTCAGTTGCATGGGGTTATATTATCTTTTCTCGTTTTATGTAACTCGTTACGTTCTTTGTGTTAAATAATTATCGTTTTCTTAACACGTTGCTTGCCTTACTGGTAAGGTGAGCAAAGGGCATACAAAAAGCGACTACTCATTGAGAATAGTCGCTTGGTATAAGCCACCGAATTCGGTGGCTTATGCAGATTGATGTTATTTTATGTCAGGATGTTTCAATAAATAGGCATCTCTTAATGGTAGGCTTAATAAGAAACATGCTCCATCAAGTGTCAATTCAAAATCTTCTCCATTGGCATCTTTTTGAGTAGGACAATTATATATAAATTGTTTGATTGGATTAAATATAGCATCGTTCACAAAACTATTGCAAGCGAATAATGCTGCCCCCTCTACATCAAAAGCGGTTTTGGGTTGTTGTTCATCAATAACTGAAAAAAGTTTACTCTCATTATCTTTCAAAAACTTAGAGCCATTCATTTCAGTGTACAACTTTTTCCCTAAATCGTTCAACATCCGTGGAGAATTCTTTGCTGATAGTATATTTTCAGTACCACGCATTTTCATTTGCATGATAGTTAGGACTCGTATCATATCATCATGCAATTTTGCGACATTTTCTTTGGTAGCACGATTATCTTCTTCCAGTTTTTCTAATCGTTTATCAAACTCTCCACGTTTATACGCTGTTGAATAAATGATAGATACAATGCTTATTACAAGAGTAATACCAGCAATAATGATAGAGATATATTCCATATAGTTAGTGTTTTTATTTTGCAAAAGTATAACAAAAATCCCACCTATACAACTTTCTATGATATGTGCAAATTTTATGCCATAAAAGCGATTTCATCCCTTAACTCGTTCCGTTTTGGAACAAGTTGCGACTATTCTCAATACGTCAAAGAACGCTTTTGTCTTGTGCCACGTGCGGGCTGTCAACTCCGCACGGGCTGTAAAGCCAACGGGACTAACCTCCAAGGGCTGCCGGCGATGGCGACATGGGTCAATCTTTCCCCGTGATGATTGCCCACAGACCCATAAACACCATACCAAGCGCAAAGAACGGCAAGGCTATGACGATACGCGCCTGCGTAAGGATATAATGAATGCTCTTCATATCGTTACTCTTTGTTGCTCGCTTCCACCTCTATGCCGTCTTGGTTGTACAGGTGGGGCGGTCTCCTATTTTTGCAGCCGTTGATAGTACAGCGATACCAATTGAGTTTCTGCACCTCCAATTCAAGGCGGTTGATGGTGTTGCGGTCGGTGTGCTGCTCCCGATAGAGTTTGTCCACCTTGTCCGAGAGGGCTTTGCGCTCCTCCTCGCTCTCTTCGTAGAGCCGTTTCCATTCGTCCGCCTGGCTGTGTACCACCTCCACCTTTTTGAGTTGTTTGTTGGTTTTGTAGAACAGCAGGCTGCCCCCGCCGAGTGCACCTAACAGCGCACACACCGCAGACACTATGATGTTAATCCATTCCATATTATAACTTATCTTTTCAAATATACTCGTATCAGTATGCGGATAGCCGTGGCGAGGGCAAGTAGGACGACCAGCACCCAGAACGCCCACGACACTCCTTTGTAGTAGGCAGGGACGACTTTCTCCACCCGCACCGTCTCTTTCTCTTGGTCGCAGTAGATAGTGTCGTGTCGCTCTACAATCTTGTCTCTGTAGCGTATTGACCAACGTTCCCGCCACACCGTGTCGCCTTTTTGGTGAATATAGATACTGTCCTTGGCGTAGGTCTGTATCGTGTCGTGGTGGTAGCGGGTTACTATGCTGTCCCGGTACTCTACGCTCGGCAGGCACTCGCAGGTCTTGCAACCACGCAGTACCCACGACAACAGCAGGGCGATAAACACGCAAGCCAACAGGCGGACTATTTTTACTATATCAATTTGCATTACACGTACTTGTAAAAGTATATCTTCACTATTCCTTGGTACCCGTTGCCGCCCAAACTGTTGCTATGGTTGCTGCTAAAGGCAGCACCTCCACCGCCGCCGCCATAGAAAGTGGCATTGCCGCCTCGGTTGGTCGTGGCATTATTCGCTCCGTGGCCGCCGCGTCCTGCACCTTTGCCACCGGTATTAGGGTATGTGTCGGACAAATCATAGCCTCCGTTTACATTGTAGCCTGCTCCTCCTGCCGAACCATATAGGTTAGTATCCGTCTTGTCAAAAGGATTGCCTGTTCCGTCTTCGCCTCTTATGCTCCATACGGGCGGTACCAAATCTACGCTGAATGTCGTATTGTAGTATTTCTTTACAAAACCGGGTTCTTTCCACTTTCCGCCTTGACCGCCATATGCAGACCCTTCCACACGGGGAAATTCCTTGATGATGGAATTGTCGGTTATAGAGGAAGTACCATTGGAATCATACCCGCCTCGTCCTCCTGCGGCACTATAAGTGATATTGTTATATATCGCAGATGTATCACCGCCGGAGTTTGCAGTTTTGTTTCTTGTCCCGCCTATACCACCCGCTCCGATAGTAATGGCAAGTGCCTCGCCTTGGATGCAGGCTATATCCTCTATAATTTTCACAACCCCTCCACTGCCACCGCCGCCTGCATGCCCATTTTTGTAGAAATCTCCACTACCTGCACCTCCGCCGCCTACCATAAACAATCCCATATAGGCTGAACCGTTTTCCAACCATTTTTGTATTTCCGCTGCGGAGATGTTTTTGGCCGCAGTAACCGTCAGCGAGTTGATTATCACACGCTTCTTCCCAGCTATGTCATACTCCCGTCTGCTCATATACTCTCATACCATTCGGTCGTTTCCGCTACCAATGCCGTTGCCTGCTCCATTGTCTCGCAACTCTCCAACATCGCGGCAAACGTATAGTATCGTTCCCTGCATTGCTTGCCGATGGTGTTGTACAAAACAATATACTCATTCGCCTGCTCGTGGCTGTATATGCCCTCTCCGTCCGCCACCAGCAGCGACGACTGCGCATTCAAAAACTGATAGTCGCTTACTTTCTTGCGGCTCGTTGCCAGCGACAATTCCGACATCCCCTCTCTTGCAATCGCTTTGTATTCTGCCAACGGCATCTCCTGCTCTGCAACCGGAGCGGCTGCATTCAGCCCGCACTGCATTACTTCCATAGGGGTCGCACTCGGGTTCGCCGACAAGAACGCTTCCTGCTCGTCCGACAGCGGAGTATAGGTCGATTGCATAGTCTTGGGCAAACGCTTCATCTCCACGATTATCACATCGCCGTATTGGTTGTTCGTAAAGTATCTCATATCAGAAGTATTGTGTGTAAGTTACCATATACGCATAATCGTTGCCAAAGGCATTATCCATACTTGGAGCAATATCCACATATTTTGCGCAAAACTCTATCAGCCCTCCCACAGGAATAGTAAATGATGTTACCTTGTCTTTGATGATTATAGGAAACTCATCACTGCACAGCGTCAAAGTTACAGGAATGCTGGAAGCGTTGTAGAACGAATAGTACTGAAAACGCCGCTCGAAATACTCGTAATCGTCCGTATCATTTTCATTAAACTGCGAATAGTTCGCATTATCAAAGGTCGTTCCTGTGGTGTCGGGTAACCACAAATATACATCAGAATTATCTTCAAGAGTACCCGCCATAGAGAAAAAGCCCTCTTGACCTAACTGGCAGTAATCACTTGGTCTCCATAGTAAATTTAATACGGCTTCGTCTGTGTAGTCATAACCAACTTCCTGCAATTTGTGAATTTGATTTTGCAGATTGTTGATATTGGTCTGCAAATCGGTTACATCGGCTATCGTATGTGTATGGCTCTTGTCCGCTTTGCCGTTCACCATCTCCACAAGCGTGTTCACCGCTGTCTTGATAAGAGACCACAAAGCGTCCAGACCTGTCTTGTCCAAAAATGTTCTCGTTGCCATAGTGATGTTTCATTGGTGAGTACAGGCGAAACCAATCACCTGTACCCTTCTGTTAGGACAATCCGTTGATGTAATCCACATCAATCGCTGCAATGTCCGCAGGCTGCAATGCCGTGTCTGCCAATGCACCCTGTGCAGCGGTAGCATACTTGGTGTCTGCATCTGCCGTCTTAAGATAGCCCGCAAGGTCTGCATTGGTCAGATAACCGTCAAGGTTTACGGTCGTACCCAACTCCTCCCAGTTAGTGCCGTCCCATACATACTCTGCCGAGTTCTCGGTTACGTGCCATACATCACCTTTGACAGGGTTGCTCGCTTTGGTTGGCAACTCAGCCTTGGTCGCTTTCACGCCCTTGAAACTCAACACTGCACCCAATGCTTCCACCTTTGCTTTGATAGCAGCATCAACCTCCTCCTTCGTGTAGGTCGTCTCTTGGTCCGCTTTGGCGTCCAACGCCGACTGCAAACCGTTCACATCGGCAATCTCTTTCTTCTCGCCGACTTTCGCTTTCACTTTCGACCAAAACGCGTCAACGCCCGCTTGGTCAAGATACTTTTTTGCTTCTGACATAATAATTTTGTATTAAATGGTTGGTTATTGTAATGCTTCTATATACTCTATCGGTATGGTCGGCATATCTTCCTGTTTGCCCTCCGCTACCTGCTGCTTGATGTAGTCCGCAAGGTCGGTCTGCTGCTTGATGTCTCCCAATATGCCACCCCACACAGCCACAGACACATCTCCGTCCGCACTTATATCCAACTCCTCCTGTGCAACTATCTCCACATCAATGGTATCTATATGTGTGAGTACGTCTGCCATAGTTTTATGCGTCTTTGAGGGTTAGCGATGTAGCACGCACCTCTGCGTAGGTGTCATCGAAGAACATCGTTTGCAGGGTGATAGTGTCGTATATCTCCAGTATAGCGTTGCCGACCTTGAGCTGCTTGGTCTGCTCGGGTGTGAAATCGAACACGCAGGTGGGGCGTTGAATCTCCTCGCCATTGACGATGTCCGGGACGAGGACGCACTCGGCCGTCTGCTCCGCACGGTAGTCCTCCTTGCGGGCAGAGTAGTACAGGCAGGCCGTGTAGGTAGTGCCTGCCACCAGCCCGCTGCCGTATGAACGTATCTTACAATGAATGCCTTGGTTGATTATGTTCGAGTGCTTTGACATGGGTGAGAATAATCATTTTTATCCTCTTAGAGATTTCTCACAGAGTTAATAACTAACTCTGCAAAAATATGATATATTTTACCACAGACAACATCTTCAAGATGCCATATTTTACAACTTTTCAACGGAATAAATTGTACCAGAGATTTTTTTATAGTATCTTTGCGGGCAAGGATACCGAATGATGGTGATTCAATCACATAAAACACAATTGTTTTATTTTTGTTTTACTATCAATATGAACAACTTATGATAATTGATTTATAATAAGATAGATACAGGTTGTTGTGCAAATAATTTGCGTTTATTGCATGGTATTTCTCTCCATCTCGTCCCATAGGACTTTCTCATAGTGTATAAGACAAGTAATCCTGTTTTTGGTTGCATTTATGCGAAATAAGTTTGTACATTTGCGAACAGAATGTTTTACTAATGTTTTACTAAAGAAAAATGCTGCTATGGCTACGTTCAAGGCTTTAGTTCTTCTTCATAACAAGAGGGCTGATGGTACGTACAATGTCAAAATAAGAGTTACGCATCACAGAGAGGTGAAATATCTTCCGACTCCATTTTATGTAACATCGTCTCAAATGACACGAACAGGGAAGATAAAAGACAAAATCGTATTGGACTTATTGGACAATGAAATTCTTCGGTTAAGAAAGAGGGTGTATGAAATAGGTTTTATTGCAGACAGTCTTTCATTGGAGCAACTTATAAGACGTATTCAAACAACAGAGAGCCATATTAATTTTACGGCTTATATGCAGACAAAAATCAATGGGCTAAGAAATAGCAGAAATAACAAAACGGCAGACACATACCAAACTGCACTAAATTCATTGTTGCAGTATAACAAAAATGCCCCTCTTTCCTTCACAGACATGACCAAGGCATATATGTTAGAGTATTACAACTATCTGCTTACACAGATAAAGGTCTTAACTGCCAATAAATATATCCAAATCCTTAAAACTTTCTACGAGATGGCTCGCAAAGAGTTGAATGATGAAGAATCGGATATAGTCGTAGTAAAATACAGATGGTTCGATGCGATTGAATTTGAAAGGCCGGAAACAATCCCGTCACGTTCTTTTGACACTGTCGAAGAAATGCAGGCTATTATTGATGTGCCATATAAAGGTACATGGACTTACGACTTTACAAAAGATATGTTCATACTGTCATTTGTCTGCTTGGGTATAAATGCAGCAGATTTGTTCAGGTTAAAAAAGTCGAACTATAAAGACGGAATACTTACTTATTGCAGAAAAAAGACAGAGAGGAGAGCGGGTAGTCAAAGCGAAATCAAAATCAAAGTCCCAATAGCAGGACAAATAATAATCAATAAATACGATGGAGACTCAAACTATCTGATTGATTTCCGAGGTCACAAGAGAAGTATAGAAATCTGTAAATGCATATATACTGTATTTGATGCGGCAGGATTGAATAACACAAAGAAACAAAATGCGATTGGTAATAACAATTCCAAATATGTGTTCTATTCAGCACGGCATACAATGGCAACATTTGCAAGAAACATTTGTCATATTGATAAAGAAACAGTACATGAAATGCTAAATCATAGCAAGTCCAAAGAGTTTGCCATGACTGATATATATATACGAAAAGATTACACCCATTTGTGGGAGGCAAATGACAAACTTATGTCATTGTTTGATTGGTCATTCTATACCAAACAAAAAGGAGAGCCTATATAAAGACTCTCCTTTCCTCCTATACCATGGTCACGTGAAGCGGTTGTACAGATGTGTACCTCATTTCATATATATGATTCTGTATCATATTAGATATGCTAACCAACATGGCGACATTGCTATTCATTTGAACAAGAGCAGTCTGAATATCAGCAATCGGACTGCCTCCAAAACCACTATATTGAATATAATCCTGCAAAATACTGCGTATCAATACAAGTTCTCCAAGTTGGCTATTAGATAACGCTTCGAGCCGACGAGCAGTATCTTCTGTAATACTTTCAATGCCGCCGGACAATGATGAATTATCCGAATTGAAGAACAGAAGGTCTTTTATATACTCCGGATATGAATTCAATGCGTCCTCAAAGGAATTTCCCAGCATATCAAATTGTGAATTTGCCTTTTCCAAGGCATCAACATCCAATAGACGTGTCTTCATATACTGAAGATAGCCTTCTGTATCACCCTTATATTTATTGGCAATATCTTCTGAACTTCCCCCCATCCACTGATCCATTATTGCTTGCATTTGAGGCGCAAGAAAATTATCTATAATAAGACCTTGCAACACCTCTCCCATATACTCCTTTACAGAATTTTTCCATTTACGGGCAGCATTTTCACCATTTCGGAACGCTTCTATCATTGCAGAACCCAATCTATCAGCAAGGTCATCTGCTGTACCGATTAACTCTTCTCTCATTTCCCGAACAAGAGTCAACATTTCATTCCAACTTTCCAATTGTTCTTTTGTTTTTTCCTCAATAGCATCCTTGTCTGCTTGCTTTTTACTCAGTTCATAATTTAGACTTGTTTGCGCATTCTTATATTTTTCATAATAAGTGGTCATTTTTTCAGCATCTTTAGCCCATTTATCAGAGCCTGCAACAAAGTCTTTTTGAAAATCCAACTCTTTTATCTTATTATCAAGTCGTTCATTCGCTTCATCAAGTTCATCTATTTTTTGTTGGATTTTAGCATCTTTTATCTTTGCTATATCCCTTATCAAATCTGTAATCGATTGGTAAATTTCCACTGCAGCACCTATTCCATCTCCACTTTTTACCTTTTCCCAGCCATCCATTACGTGTTGATTATAGGTTTGGACTGTATCAAGAACCATCTTCGATCTTTCAAGTTTATCTGAATCATAACGTGTTTCGACATACGCATTACCATACTCATCACTCTTGTATGATACGGCTCTATTAGTAGCCTCCATTGCTTCTATAGTAGATTTGCCAGCCTCTGTTATTGCTTTTATAGCCTGATAAACGGCTTTTATAATCATATCTATAAGTGCAATTACTCCACTCACTTTGCTCATCATACCTGCAATTTGAGTATTACTACTACCATTTTGAAGGATGCCATCTTTTATTGTATCCTCCAAGCCTTTTCCCTCTCCTGTTGCACCTCCCAATATAGATTGTAAGATATTTCCTGTTTTGCTAATACCATTAGGCGAACTTTCATCCTTAAACAACTCTTTTGCCCATATTGAATCCTGTTTAATACCAAATACATCTTCCTTTTTTGCCCATCCCATCTGCTTACTTTCCGCTGAAATGGAAAGTGATTTTTGGATCTCTTTATTTTGTTTTGCCCATTCTTGATACCACTTGTCAATGTTATCAAGTTCCTGAATCAGTATCTGTGTATTAGTTTTTATCTTTGATTCTTCATCTGACTTAATACTCATTATCAGATTTTCAAATGCACGTATCAGAGAATCTATTATCTTTGCAAATTCCTCATCACTGAACCCATTTGGTATATTTCCTTTCTTCTTATTCAAATCAGACAGGATTTCCATTAACAGTTGCAAATTAGAAACATCCATTTTAGCACCCTCTAATGTTTGTATAAGTGCGGTAAAGTCTGTTCCGATACCATCTGATTCGGATTTCAGCATTTGGGCAAGTTGCATTTGGTATAATGCTGTCCTTCCGTTTGCAAAATGACTTCCTTCTGAATTCCATTCATTTCCATAAACCAGTTGATATGCTTTATCAAACCTCATAACTTTTGATAAACTCTCAAACATATCCATTTTTCTCGCGCTCTCCTCTGTATTACTTTCTATCCGTCTCAATTCATTCAACGAATTAGCAATCAAAACATCCAATTTATCGCGTGAAAACATTATATCTCCCTCTTTCTTGAATCTTATAAGTAACTCAGACCAGCGTCTAATATCTGCATTATTTTTACCCTTATCATTACTTTTTTGCAATGTATTCAATTGACTGGAAATAACATCTTCCAAATCCTCCCAAACTGATTGAAAATCAGGAAACGGTATTCCATTTAACTCCTTGAATTTTGTCTGTAAATCATGCAAATCTTTTTCTATTTGTTTATTTCCGAGAGCACCTTCCTTTGCCAATTCTTGAAGAATTACTTCGAAAGGATTTTTGCCTTTTTGCATAAATTTTCTGATAACACTTTCATTACCCAATGAGTTTATCGTATTATCAAACCCATCTGTATATCCTTTTAATTCAACTAATTTTGTCATTTCTTTACGCCCTTCCTTGATATAATCAAAGAGAGAGGTAAACACATTATATGCCCTTTCTTGTGATTTAGTTCCGCCTCCTCCACTACTTTTCTTTGCGTCTAAATCTACATTCAAGTATCTCGCAATAGTCTTGAGATAGTTCATACCATTAATATCTTCGGAAACTCTCTGACCGAGCGTTTTATCCTTGATTTTTGACGGGTCTTTCTCAATCTGTTTGTCAAGATGTTGCTTATAAGAGTCGTACTCTGTTTGCAGATTTTTCACATATTCTGTCAAATCTGTTTGCGGAGACATATAGAACCTATTATAGAGAGACGATAGCCCATTATTCAGACTACCGGATTTTACCAAGTCATCCAAATAACCATTCACATTATCCTCATATTTTTCATACAACAGAAGATTTCGTTGAAGAGTGGTGGAAATACCTTCCAACAACGAAATCACAGCAGGGTCTGAAAAATTATCCTTTTCTCTATGGATATACTTATCTATAGTCGAAACGACTTCTTTTCTATTTACATCACCACTTTCAATACCGCTTTTAACGCTCTGAAAGTTATATCTTTTCCCTGTGATTATCCCCAATTCCTGCATAGCACCCTCAAACCATTCGGCATCTCGCAATTGACGGAGTATTTTTTTGTTCGCAGTTTTCTGACCATTGATTTCAATAGAAGTATCGCGAGACTTAATTTCATTACGGACGGCTTCTTCCGTTTTCTTTCGCTGTCTTTGTAATTGCTGATACAAAGATACATACTTCCGGAACTCCTCCGAATCATAAGTATATCCTTGTTCCATAGCCGCTTTATAAGCATCACTACGATTATCATCTTTCAATCCGAAATACTGGGGATATTTATTGCGAGTCTTTGTGGCTTTATTTACAAATTCCTTCGTTCCAACTGTTGTTTCAAGATTATATTTCTTCAAAACATCAAATACTACCTTGTTTAGGTCTTCTTTGGATGAAGTTATATTATTTGTAATCGCTTCTTTAAGGTCAACTGCAAGTAATTTAAGAACGTCTGAATCAATAATCTTTCCCAAATATGTTACCAAGTTTTTGCTCACTTTCGATATAGTATCATCAACAGCAGCATCAATATCATTACCGACTTTGCCCATTACACTATCACGTTTTTCCTCCTCTGCTTGCGCTCTCACCTTTGCAATAATCGCCGATGTCAGTTTGTTATAGCCGTCTGTCAAGTTGCGCAGATTTTCTAATTCCAAATCTTGTTTAGGCAGATATTCCGAATAAGTCGCAAGTAACTTTTCATACACTTTGCGTTCTTCTTCGCTGCCTTCTGCTGTTTGCTGCAAAGCCTTGGTCAATTTGCCGAAGTCGGTTACAAGTTCTGAGATTTTCGAAGATGCATTTTTATCTATCTCCTCAAATCCTCTTTCCAGTTCACCCGCTTTATGCACAGATTCAATCAGGCGACCTATGAGTAGTCCAACGGCTGTTAATAATGCACCTATACCAGTACTTACCATCGCAGATTTTAATGCAACGCCCATTTTTCTTGCACTAATACGTATCACTTTAAGTACATCATCAATTGTTTTCAGTTGTATTCTTAATTTGACAGCCTGTGCAGTTATCTTTCCTATTGCTACATTTATTAGAGTGCCACCAAGAAAACCCAATATGGTCGATAGAGTTGTTCGCCAATTATCAATCATTGTTCGGAATAATTTTAATGTACCATTGATTATTCCCGAATTAGATTTTCCAATATCATTGAGTGCTATCGTCCAGGCATCTTTCAAATTCATCAATTGACCATAAGTCGTTTGTGATAGTTTTTCTTGCATATCATTGAAGCGTCCACCTTCTTCAGTCATTGCAAACAAAATATCTTTAACCATCTCAAAAGAGACTTGCCGTTCAGATATACGTTTGAACACTTCATTGGTAGAGACTATACGACCTTCAAGAATAGAAAATTTCTTTGCCAATTCATCAACGAGAGGAATACCTGCTTCAGTAAATTGCCGAAGTTCTTGTCCTCTTAACACAGAGGCGGAACGAACTTGACCATAAGCCAGTATAATACGTTGCATATCAACGCCAAGTCCGGCAGAGATGTCTGCCAATTTTTTCGTTGTATCAAAAAGTTCGTCTGTCGGTATCTGAAATGCTGACAATTGTTTTGTAAAACTTACCAACTCCCTAAATTGGAATGGAGACTTCACAGAGAAATCTTGCAATTGCTGAAATATAGTATTTGCCTTTTGCACATCTTGTGTTATAGATTCCAACGCCACTTTTTGTTGTTGGAAATAACCTACGGTCTCTGCCATCTTTTTTGCAAAATTTATAACGGCATATAGACCAAAGTATCGGGTAGCAAGATTACGAAGACTACCCAATAGAGATTTCTGAAGTGAATAAGCCTTATTTTGAGCCAATAATATATCCTTTTGTTGCCTTAAATGTAGCAACTGCTCTTGCAAATTCTTAATTTCAGTATTTTGCAATATACTATTTGTATCACTCCCTGTAACTCTCAAATAAGCCCGCTTCGCTGCAATAAGTTTCTGCAATGCCATTATTTCACTATTGTACTGAGCAACATTCTTACCGGCATTACGTCTTTGTGTCTGCGCATAATCTTGTTCAGCAAATCTCAACTTATTTAGAGCCTTTAATTTCGTTTCCTCTATTTTCGTTTCCTTTTGCTTGATACTTATAAGTTCTTTTGTCGCCTTAGCCGCTTCACGGGCAGATCTTGCTTCATGCAAGTATATATCATTCCCTGTGAAACCAGCCATGCGCTCATTAAGACGAGCGTATGACAATTGAGCCTTACGCAGTTCTTCTAAATCATTGTTTTGTTGCGCTACATTGATACGATTTTTGATATTATCCGAATCTCTATTGTAGCGAACTTCATAAGGATTGACCGTATTCTTTGCACGAGTAATCTCCTTGGAGTAGTCTATTCCTGTCAGTTGTTGCAACTTTTTATAAGTTTCAACAAGTTGATTAGACAATACTACACGTTTCTTGAGGTCCGTAATTGATTTATCGCCTGTTGTTGAGAGGGTATCTTTTATTTGTTTCGCTTTTGCTTCAAGCGAAACGGCTTGTTTGATTATCTCATTTTCTTTTTTCCGTGCTTCTATCCTTCCTTGTAATGCAGCGGCTTCACTTCTTGCAGCATCTGCACGTAGCCTTGCAGATTGTTCACCTGTACGATTATATTGGTTCTCATATATGGCGGCTTCCTTGCTTTTGGCATTCCGCATCCCAACCAAGTCATCCCTATCTTTAGCATTTTGATAGTTCCTTGCTTGAGTACTTAACTTTCTATCCAATTGACGTACTTCCGCTTCACGCTTTTTCACAGCGATATACTCTTCGATTTTTGCTATTTCCGCTTCAATAGCCTTGGTTTCATTCGTATATATTTCTGTTTTTAACGAAGCATCAGCAGACCTTTGAACATTGGCAATCTTGTTAAGTTGGCTCAATTGTTTCTGCAATGCGGTGACAGAAGAGTCTTTGCTCACATCTTTCAAATTGGCTTTGAGTTTGGTTATGGCATTCTCAACTCGCTCATACTCTTTTATTCGTTTTGCGACTTGATTATCCTGACCTTTTGCGGCAACCATAGATAACTTATTTGCCTCATTGCGGAATGTGGCAGCCAAATCAACCGCTTTCTGCAACAATTCAATAGTTTGCTTGACATCTTTATTAACGCCACCAGTAACCTTTACATTGCTAATATCTTTGTTCAGTGTTTTAATCGCATTCTTGATGGTTGATATATCAGATTTGCCCAATTCACTAAACTTAAACGTCTGTAATGGAGTATTCTGATTGTAAGTTCCGATTGACCCCTTAAGTTTATTTATCTTATTGATAGTTGACTTGAAATCGGAAACAATTTTCTGTGTCGAAGCCGTCTTAACCTTCACCTCAATTTGTCCCGCAGTCTCCATCAACCGGGTAATCTTGGTAAAATCATTCAAATCTTTGTGCAGACTTGTAAGAAAATTGCTATCGTCTATACCAAGACCGATGTTTACACTATTAGTTGCCATAATGATATTCCTTTTATTGTTTTGATTTACGATATAGTTTTGTTATCATATCCTCATTGGTGATTATACCACCAAACAAAGAAACGCATATTTTTGCGCCTTGTCCTTTATTCATAATTTCAAGTGTACAATTGTCATACATAGAGACATAGACAAATGCATCAGCAGAAGCATATAATCTGATATGTGAATTATGACGAGCATATATATCACAGAAAATAGGAGCATATACATCTATTGTACTATCACCATTTGCCACTACAAATGCTTGTCCTTTCGAGTCTGCTCCTTCATTTATGTAAATGCCATATTGCTCCACTTGCCCTCTGAAGTGTTTGTCCAAATAGGCAATTGTTGGATAATTGTGCTTGATACAGAAGTCTATACCTCTAATAAATTTATCGCACAAATCGGCAATTGTTGGATTACCCCATTCTCTTTGCCATTGCTCACACAGGCCATATTCAATAGCCTGTTGTTTTAAGTCTTCTTGTATGCTCATAATAAAAATGTAAAGTACAAATATAATTTTTGTTCGTTATTATGTTATATTTTTCATCTACCGATTTTCAACGAAATTATTCGTTAAAAATTCAAGTAATTTGTTGATGTTGGATTATTTTGTACCTTTGCAACATAAAATAAATTCATTGCCCTATGAAACACACATTTATTCTATTTCTTGCAGCACTGATGTTAGTTGGCTGCGAAAATGCAACATTGATTTTATCATCAACTAATTTAAGTTTGTCCCATGATGAAAAACAAACTATTTCGGCAATCGGAGCAAGTGACAACATTGTATGGACGACATCTAATGATTTTGTTGCCGATGTAGAAAACGGAGTGGTCACGGGGAATCATATAGGAGAGTGCGCAATTAAGGCTAAATCAGATGGTGCAACTGCAATTTGCCAAGTAGCAGTTAAACCAAAGTATTTTACGTACCAAGAACCTATTTTAGATTGGGGTATAACTTTGAAGCAATTACAAGCACGCAAAGGCAAATACGACGAGCATAATACGAGTAATGGAAAAGACTTGTACAGTTACATACAAGATGAAAATAAGGGAATTATTGAGGTTTATACATTCGGGAATGGTGTATTGGAAAATTGCGCTGTACTATTGAATGTTAAGAATACAACCGTTGTAGATTTCCTAAATGAAAGATACGAACTTGCTCAATATGACTCTGGAACAGGTCAGGCTATATTTATAAACTCTATGAAATCGGAAACTGCAACATTAGCAGTCGGCTTCAGACCTGTTACAAGTGGTTCTAATGCGTATATCCAAGTTATATACATCCCCTACTCTGATTGATGACCATGTAAATGTTCCAATCTGCAAATGGAAACACCTTGTCTGCAATTGTTGAGAAATGCTTTATATGAAAAAGAATAGAATTATGAAACATTTCTCATTTCTTTTGGCACTCACTCTAATAATAGAGGGAGGTTTTATATGCGTATCGGCTCAACAGATAAGAATAACCCCGCAAGGAGACGACTTATTCAAAAAGATTATCAAAGGTGAGTTCGTGTCAGCAACAGACTCTACAATAATCTATACAGATAAATCTGGTACGGAGCGTATTGTCGAGCCTATGTTTGTTTATTCGGTCTATATCAATGGAATGGGTACGTTCAAGAATGTAGGCGGGCGTTTTCTGTCTTCTTCGGGGCTGACAATTAACGATGTGCTCTCCGAGCAAGCCTCAGAAGCCGCAAAAAAGCAGGCACAAGAGCAACAGGCACAAGAGGAGAAACTAAGGAATTTGCCACAAACTGCAACATTATTGCAACTTCAACACCAAATAGATGTGTTGATGCAATTGCAGGCGCAGGCAGCGGAAAAGGCACAGCAACAGGTCTATCCCTCCAACGGAGCGGACTACACACTCATAGGCAAGGCGTTCAAGACGACAGGTATTGTGTCTTTGAGTATTGGAGTCCCCAGTTTGGCGGCAGGTATAGCGTGTTGTACCACAGGACATGTACTGAAAAGTAAATCGTCTGGAGTTGATAGTATTTTAGAAACTCTCTCTACAAGGTCGCAATGTCTCGAAGCGAGTTACCACCTCTTTGGCATTGGTGCCTCCCTAACCATAGTCGGTATTCCGCTGTATATACAAGGCAAAAAGATTATGGAAATGGACATAACCTACACAGGGAATAGTGTCGGCATAGCACTCAATCTGTAATATGTGATAGCATAAGTGTTTTTTCTCCATTAGTAGCCTTTTTGATATATAAATGATTTTCGGCCGATGGATTGTTTTCAGTTGGTAGTCCGTTCATAACAATGTCAAGTTTATCTGTGACATTGGCTATAAATCTTCCATTCCCTTTTTGAATAGTAATACCATCAGAAGAAATAATACAGAGTCCTTTGGATGAACAGAGTGTCAGCCTGTCAAGACTACATGTTGCAGTAGAATACCCTTGTGCCACAATATCGCTTGCAACAAGTTGTATAACGCCATCTCCCGATATTTGATAGTCACTAACAGATAAACCTCTTACTCCATTCTCATCCAATGAAGAATTATCAGAACTTGATATTGAACCAAAGGCTGGATTATATTTAATGTAGTATGTTCTATTGCTAGCCAAGGTTTTTCCATCTAATGGTGTGCATTGGTTTTGTCGTACTGCTATGTAGGTATCATCGTTATTGTTGTTAGCGTTCGCAGTGAAAGAATCAAACAGTATATCTGCGCGACAATGCTTGACATACTTACCATTATTATTGTAATAATAAAGTATTGCATTACTCGCTTGTAATTGGATGTTCGTAATACTATTGCCTATTTTAAGTTGAACTTTGAATGTAATTGTTGAGAAATTATCAAGTCCGGCACGAGAGGTTTGAAAGCATATATTGTCTATATTCAATTCGAGATTTTGATTAGGCAAAAAATTCAACGATAATAATGTTTTTGTCTGTGGATTACTATTTTCAATTTCTTCAAAAGACCATTTCTGATAACTATAATAGTAACTCGTATATATATAATCCGATACATATTGTGCTGTTTCTGATGTAATTATGACATTCAAAGCATCAGATTGATTTGATGTTACCATTACCGTTTTATTGTCTGGCATAATTTTGAGGCAACCGATATTGCTTCCTGCACCTTTTTTTGTTAGCAGAACAGGCAAAGTTTTTTTGACAAACCCTCGCAGCACATTTAAGGCTTCGGAATAAGTACTACCACACCATAGTAGCAAATCTTCTGGGTTGTCTGTCGTGCCTGTCATCCCGCTCATACCAGCCGTTATTTTGTTGTTCTCGTCTTTGAGCATAAGAACATTGGTCAGAAGTAAACCGCCAGACACTTGAGTTGTGCCTTTGGCTATTGCCTTTTTGAGATAATCAAGCCCATCAACGCCGTCCTGCGCTCCTTGTGCCGTGTTGAGTGCGTTGATTGCAGTAGCGGACACAAGCCCCATAATCTGTATGCCGTTGATAGTCCACGTGCCGCTTGCAGGAAACTCTGGATATAAATTATTATTTAATATATTCTGTATAACATCTTTAGTACACGTATATACAACAACATCTGTAGGTTCGTCAACTGTTATATCGTCTCCCCAATTGGAGAAAGCCAATATCTCGTCTTTGTGTACTTGCAATACATCGTTTACATCATACCCATCACCTGCACCAGCCTTGAACCATACCAAGCATGAGTTCTCAAAGCCGTCAAAAGCCACAGAGCCGTCTTTGCCATTGCTCTCCGATGTGATAACCGTCTTGTATGTGCCTTCGGGCAATCCTTGTATCAAACCTTTATGGATAGGAAAACTTGTAGCGGTGTAATTGAAAGAGAGGTCTCCGTCTGCGTAGAGATTGACATAATTTGCCGAATTTGCAGTTTTCTCCGTCAGCCCCAATCGTGTCAAGATACTATCTACACTCCCATCATTAACACCTTTCAGCGTCAGGACACCATCTTTATATTCTAATTGGTCTCCAAGTTTGAAACTATTTCCTGTTAAGTCAAAATAACTATTGCCGTCAGACGTCATTATCTTGCCCGCATTGATGTTGTCTCCATAAACAAAAACATTTCCACGTGTTTCCGTCAAATTTCGGTGCGTTCCATCAACGGCTCCGATAATGCCATAATTAAAATACCAATAGTTATCTTCCTCATCAACTTTATGTTGTATAGTATCAACAATCCATTGTCCCGAACTTCCATTTCGTTCACATTTTAAGGAAATGTAATATACTGTATCTCCATCTAACTCAATAGTATCACTTTGAGGAATAGACCAAGTACCCATTTGAGAACCTTCTGTATAGACATAATGTCTTAATATATCTCGCCCAAAATGAATTGACCACACATCATTCGCATTTTTTACAAACTCAACATTCCTATAAGTTCCATTGAATACCTTTGTATTGTCAAGCGTGTAGTTCATGGAATTAGCACCAACCTGCAATAGCATCGTCTGCAAGAATACATCATTTATAGTCCCATCAGGGTCAAAGATATTATCCTTAAGGCTTTCCAATTCCCGATAGTTGCGCCTTGCTATATTTGCCAATTGCTCATTAGTCTTTGTATTTTGAGAACTAACAATAGAGGTATCTCTAATTTCATTGGACATCGCCTGCCATGCGGTAGCCAATCTCTTTTCTTTGACGGTTGCTGTTATTTCTTTTGAAGAAGAACCTTTGGAACTTGTAGAAGTCCCATTTGATGAAGTCCCACTACCTACTGAATACTCATTAACAGCATCGCTAATTTTTATGTTCAAAGAATCTATCGTCAAATCAACGAAATTCGCATATTCGCCAACTTCGCCTGTGTTACTTTCTTTTACTGATAATAATCGTGCCGAGACTCTTTGAGTAGTACTATTTTCAAAATCCAACGCTATATAATATGGGTTCTTCCCATTAAATGCCGAACTTGTATCAAACTCAAATGTTATTTTCTCTGTACCATCATACAGATTTTCTCTCGTTATTATTGAATTCGGATAATACACAGAAGATAGTCTGTCTATTCCCGATGTAAGAATCAAAGAATTTGCATCTACAGAGCCTTGAATGATACCAACCTCAATCGTATAATGCTTATTAGGTTTGAATTCAAAAATCTGCTTAAAAGCCAATATGCCACTTATGGTTAGCAAGTCTGTGTCCTTTATGGTATATCCTACGTAAAATACAGCATGACGGTTGAATACCAATTGGGGCATTTTATAGGTTACCAAACATAAACCATTATCAGACTTTTTTATATCGAGTATTTCTGCATCGATGGTTTCTTTGCCATTTCGGACGAAAATGCCAACCAATATATATTTATAATCATAAAGCAGATCTAATTCTGCAATATGAATGTAGCCAAACTCGAAGTTTCTAAATGGAACTTTAATGTCTGTTACCTTCCGAGTTATTGTAGGCTGAGAAGATAAATCTATCTCTGATAACAAGCCATTACTATTACTATAAAGGAAGGTTTCTTCATTTTCAGTATATATTTTCAAGTCATCATCTACAATTCTCATAACTGCTCCTTCTCGCATTTGCAAACCAAATGCCGGAACTTGTGCCAATCGTACCTTATCGAGTTCAAGAGAGTATGTAATATCTCCGTTATCATGCTCATTCAGATATTTCTGCGCTTCAATCAATAATCTCTTCTCGGCAGACAATATATACAAGTCTGGCATATAGATATTGAGAAATACTACATGGTCTCCTTTTTTAGGATTCAACATTGCATTAGGCATATAGGAGTACTCATTGTCAGTATTTCTATTGCATATTATTCTCCAAAACGCACCATTATTGAGAGCCTCTTTCGCAATTGCGCTATCAACACCAACATACCAATCTGAATTAAATTTTCCATTTTTGTACGCAGGTATGACTCCGTCTCCTTTTGCTGAGACCGTAAAGTCCAATCCTGCCATATACCCATCAAGAAAGTTTATCTTAAATTCACCATTTACAATCCATTGATATTGTCCAGAATAAGCCTGCTCATTTATCATAAAACCAAAATCTCGCATATAGATAACAAATGTCTTCTGCCCCTTTCCATTCTCTTTGTTCAAATCAGTATCTACGATTGTTACAGGCTCAACTGCTACTATTTCATTGACAGAAAGATTATCAGATTCTTCGCTACCATTATTATATTTTTTGTTTATATGAGGATAACAATATACAGAATATGGTTCTCTGCTGAATACTCTTTGTTCGTCATATGGCGCATTATTATCAAATAAGAACGCATCTGTAACCCAATAGTCATCTGTATATTGAATTTGGTGCAACTCTATTTCACGCTTCTTCTTTGCATCTGTTACTTTATCAGGGTTTGCGAACCAATTTGTACGTGTAGTATATTGTGTCGAAAGATAATCATTATATCCATCATCATGTACACAAAAACAAGAACCAACTATAACTTTTGCATTATCTAAACTCGTTCCTTCTTTTGGCAAATGGCCAAAATCTGCAGCAGATTGTTCCTCCTGGCTCGGATATAAAACACACTTAACAACTTTTCCTGTTGCATGGATAAACACTGCAAGTTTATCTTTCGGATATGAACGGACCAATTTAGCGACTCCGTCGTTATCATAATTCACTCTATAACATTGTATTCTCGCAATCGGTACAGTAAGGTCAATCTTTCCTGCTTTGCCAAGCCCTCCTCCATTCTCAATCATTATTACATACTGTATTGAGCGCAAATCTCCATAAGTAACATAGCGTAGAGATGGATATATTTCAGGGAAACTTTGCGATTCTTCTCTTATCCCGAATTTCTTTATCCCATCCACTGAATCTATCCAATCCGTTTTTCCGTCATTATTGAAAGAAGGAAGCATAAGTTTACTCACATAACGTCCCGACCTCAGCCTATCAGACGCATAGAACCTATTCAAGTTCTTTGAATCGCCATAAGCGTACAATCGTGTGATAGGAGAAGTGTTTCCTATACTTTTGGTAATAGAGAACAGATTTCCATAATTTGTACCAATTGGCAAATGAGAAGTTTTCCCATATTTGAAAAGAAATGGTTCTTCTTGCAAGACATTACTACCATCAACTCCTACAATGTTTGGTCTTTTGAAACCAACATAAATCATTCTGCCTACTATGAAGAAATCTGTATTTATACCATCTTCTTCATTCAGTTTACATAGTGCCTCCCATACAGAGTTATGAGAAAAGTCAAATTGACATTTCTCAAGCGATGTATTTATATCCTCATCTACAGATTCTGCTATCTTATAATCCCAATAATCAATACCAGCAGTTCCACTTGTCCCGAATCTATCCTGCAATACATACAGAATTCTACGCATTAGTGTATGCGCTCCACCGAAGAAAGAAAATTCGTCATAGCCTGTGTATATAAAGTTTTCAGCCGTAATTTCCGCTGTACTATTTTGATTGAGAATATCCCTCATTTGAGTTATATTCAATTCAAATTGAGCAGGATAGAATGTAACATTATGTTCAAATGCATCACCCACACTACCTGCACGAGCAGTCTTTTTTATTGTAGGGAGATTGAATAGATAGAAACTTTCTACAGCATGACCACCCAACAAATCTGCCATATCCAATTTGACATAGTCTCCGATTTGGAAGTCTATTATGGTTTGATGTTTAATAGTAGCAGTTATTTTTCTCTCACCCATATCTGTTCCCGAGTAAGTTGCTTCTGCTATATCAAATATAACTTGCTGTTGAGTACTGCCGTTTACCTCAACATTTCTATATACTTTCATGTTTTACTCTGCATTTAAGTTAAACTTAATACAATGTTTGTATCGGGGTCATTGACCTTGAATTTGACTTTGAATGATACATAGTCCCAAGTCCTGCGTTTGAATGTAGGGTCTTCTTCTAATTCTGATACAATGACGGCTTGCCTTCCGATTTTTGTGTATCCATCATATATTTTCAGCCATTTTCCTTCTATTTCTTGGATAAAAGAGTGGATCTTTTCATTGGCATTATTGTCTTTTTCAAGATATATGAATTCCAACTCCATCGTATATGGTTCGTGATATATTGTATCAGGGATAAATATATCATCACCATCTTCATCTTTCCATGTTTGGGATATTATATTCTTTGCCTTGGGTCTTATAGTGAAAGGACTATGTTTTATCCACAACCCATATTTTGCATGGGTATCAAATGGTGTTTCATACTCCAAGGATTCTGAAAACACACCACCTTTTTTACTAACGGCTATAAGTAATGGTTTATATATCATTGTTGTGTATCTATTTCATTAGAACTCATATTTTCATTGGCAAGTCGCTCTACCTCCAACTCTTTGTTTTGGATATTTCTATTTACTGCCACTGCTGCCTCTCGGCTCATCATGCCCATTTCGACCCATCTTGAGATTTCTTCACTATTATCATCTATACCAATGGCAGGGTCTTGGTAAACATGATGAATATCCATTCTATTTATCTCATTACGTTTCTCTATATACAAGACATTTGATAAAATCGCTTTTATCAAGTTACACTCTCTTTCAAATGCCTCATCATATATCTCCATTCTATTAAGACGTTTGATATAGCCAAGTATATTCGCCTTTGATATTGCCGCCCCGGATATTGCCCCAAGACCTTTCACATTTTTGTATGTGAAGTCAGGAGTAAGTGTACTCAAGTATATACTTTCCTCCAAATTATCCCGTTCTTGTTGTTTTGCCTCATTTTGATTTGGGACTTCCAGGTATTTAACTACAGAGTCTTTGCTATCAACTTGTATCAATTTCCCGACTTCTTTTGCACCTGCAAGTGTATTCTTGACCTTCTTATCCAAAATAAGAATAGGGTTGTCTGTATAGTCAATTATATCCGCAGTCTTGCTATCCATCTCCTCCAATCGCTCTATTCGTTCTTCAGCCCCTTCCCACGCCTTGGGTTGAGAAAAGTATATAATTGGTATCTTTCCTATGCTATTCACCTTTTTTTGTACCTTCCAACCGATATATTCATCGCCATCTTGCGACATATCGCACTGATAAATGGTTTCTGCTGTATATATGTCCCAATGCTTTACATTATTCCCATCTGTAGTTCTTAAATTGCAGCCGACAGCAAAAGCCTTCATATCACCATATCGGTTAAATAAAGGTCTAATGTCATATCCTAAACTTTTGGACAGAACAATGGTTTTTACCTTCCTGACACCCTCATCTTTGTATATTGCATACAATTTTGCACATTCTGTTTCAGCCCCTGCAAGTCTTTTGATAATTCTATTATTACTGTCGTAATGTTGCCCACGAATAAAGTCAAGAAATAACTTATACACATCTTTCAGTTCTTCCTGCTCGGAGATACTATTTCTCATTTCCCACTTTAATGGTTGACCTAACAGAAAAAACAATTCCACCTCATTGATATAACTCTGTGTGGGTAAGGGTAATTTATGTGTTACATAATCCTCTTTCCCCCTAATTTTCTTATCTTTACGGAACTTTATATTATGCATATCCGTGAGATATTCCCTCAGTGCCTCATCTACCTTAACAGAATTATCTTGAAACAATTCAAGTGCTTCATCAACACTACCATTATCCAACAATGTTACCACTGTGGATTTTATGCCCTTTGCATTTTTTATAATTATATTGTTTTCCATAATCAATTTGCATTTAACATATACCCGTCAATGAATAAATTAGTTCTAACTTTTTGTACACCATTATCCTTATCTGCTTCAAAATAAGGTTGTAACGATATAGCATGCATTGATATTTCATCTACAAAATTGGTCACATTGGCATCTTGTATATCCATATGGTCTCTTGCTATTTTTAAAGCATACGATACCGTATCAGGATGTACCCTTAATGCGTCTGCTATATGCCTGCGATTATACCCCATTCTATATAGCATATATACCAATGCCTCATAAAGTGGATAAATAATAGGTCTTCCATTCTGCGTCGAATGAGAAACATAATCAATAATTTCTTTTGCTTTCATGTGCTTATAGTATTAAATTGGAAATCCTAAATCATATTTTGACAAATACTTGTCTTCATTGTCTATGTCATCTTGCTTAAATTCTGCATAGATAACATAGCGTAAGGCATCAAGCAGATGATTAAACTTATCTATCGGCTTTAATTTCGTCTGATATATATCATGTCTATCTTTTTTATAGACATAATTCCTCAATTCTTTTATCAAATCAGAACTACTTTCCGTCACGTGTATTTTTCTCTGATTCAATAGTCTTATTCCTGTCATAATAGATTCACTATTTTTTTGTGTCATAGTCAGCAATGGAATACCTGCATTCTCAAGGTCAGTGACAAGCCTGTTATCTATGTCACAGTATTTCTGTACATCTTTCCAATCCTCTAACCTATCTGCTATATCTTCTGTATTTAACCCCAACTCATAGAAAATCTCTTTCACATATACATCTTTACCGCTTATTATAACATGAACACAAGCCGATGGGTCATTTTTGAATCCCCAGTCAATCCCTAAGAAACCCTCATTTAACCAATCGGGAAAATCCACATCAGGGATAATATCCCAATTGTCTTTAGGATAAACCAAACCCTCTATAATGGCAAACTCTCCCATACCATAAATTTGCCAAAGAGCAGGTGCAGTATCTTTATACGATTCGATTTCTTGCACAATAGCAGGCTCAAGAAAGATATTATCCCTAAATGTACTCACAAAGTGATATGTACGTTTGTCCGTCCTTAACGGGAAAATCCAATGTTCCTCCGTAAAAGATGGGTTGTAGTCAATGATAACATACTTTCTTGTACGCATCCTCAATTGTTTGAACTCTGCTTCTAATAATTCATTTGCTTCATTGCAAAATAATATATCACGACTTGAGCCTCTTACTTTTTGTTCATCATCAGCAGAAAAAAACTCTACTATACTACCATTACGAAATGTATATATATTCTCACTTTTATTGAACCGTTTGTCTTCCCACTGCCCCATTTGTATCATAACTATCTTGAAGTCCTCAAGGACAGAACGTTTCAATGCCGGCAAAGATTTTCGTACTATAGAAATCTTTACAATAGATGATAGTGCCTGTGTTATAAGCCAAATAACCGTATTCCGTGTCTTACCACTACGAGAACTCCCCTGTAGAGAAATTAGTGTCTTACCACTCTCTACACCACGTTTGATGTTGTTGTATATGTTACCTAACACATCAATTTGTCTGCTATTTTGCGCCTGTTCACTCATTGTTATCAATCTTCGCATCCTCAACAGTTATATTTCTTTGTTCTTTATCTACTACATTGATAGTGACTGATGGCATTGTTGTTTGAACAGGCTGCTGTTTGGGAGCCTCCAAACCAAGTATATTTATGACACGTTGCCTTACTTTTGATAGTTGTTCCAAGTATTTTACATCACCCGCATTTCTATCTGTTTGGGTTGTTTCTTCATCTAAATCATAAGTCATCATCTCACTACCATCAGAATTTGCCCTATGCTTTATATGTCTTTCTGACCCCTCTTTACTCTTATCCCATGCATTCATTAACTCCCTCGCTTCCCATTCCGCTTTCATTAGTTCCTCTGCAATCTGCTCATTTCTGTCTTTTGCGATTTGTATGTAATAGACCATTCGTGCAGCATTGCGTAATTTTGAAACCTTATAGTACGAAATATCTTCCCCGAAATGCTCTTTATATTGCTCACACATTTGTTGGTTTGTGCAATTTCTTACCATTAAATTTGATATAAACGCCACACGAACCAACATCGCATCGTCTTTGATTATTTCATCTACCGATGGAATATCATCAATCTTTTGCAATGGAGTTCTTAACCTATTAGACTTATTGCGTTTCTCTTTAATTGACAATTTGTATTTTTGCCGCATTTCTCACTTATTTTGCCACAAAAATAACAAAAATATATCATATAATAAACTGATATACAGTTGATTATAGATATATATCGAAATATATTTTTAGATATATTTTTACATTCAGTATATTATTTCTACCTTTGCGTAAGAAATAATTAGTGTATATGGAGTTCAATAAAGAGGTAAACATCAAGATTAAATTCGACGGATTTAGCATTGAATTTAACGCTTGGAGATGCAACACTTCCAAAGGAGAAGTGTTGAGAGAAAAGAGTTTTTGCAAAGAAGATAGAGATTTGTACTACATTTGTCTATTGGAATCTTGCAATATGATATGTCTGCAAAAAGATGCATTGACTATGAATTTTGCAATAATAGATGGGAATTTGAAGCAGGCTAATGGCAATTATAAAGTTACGTGTATGGGATTTAGTGGGACTATTGACATTTCAGAATTATAAAGAAAATAGGGGAATTGGCGGGATCTATTTCCCGCCTGTTTTCTTTATATAGTCATTCGTATTAACTACATTTTTGAGACTGACTCCCAAGCCATTCTTTTTTATTCGCTCTTGCAAAACCTTTGTTCTTTCAATTGCCGAGTCAATATCAGATTTTGTAAGTTTTTCTTTTCTATACTCAATTCTTGGCAGGTCGGATAACATGATGTCAGCCATAGCCATGGAAAGGTTCTTATATCCCCAAAAGGGGATTGTTATCAACCCTCTTAAGAGGGTGAGGGGTTGACCAAATGCAGGGAATTTCTCTATGAATGCTGCCTGCTTGCCGATTCGAGTTCTCGACGGAATGCTTCTGCTTCCTTCGTTGTCAGTATCGTCCATGTATCTATTATACTCGTCAATAATGCCATACCCAGAAAGTACTGCGGTTCCGCTACTTTTTTTTTTGCTTCAAGAACAATGTTTTGGAAATCCTCTCCATTGATGTTCCATGAGTGGTATATAATTCTCCATTTTATCCACCAAAACAATCTTAAACCGACATAATTATTGATTATTGTTGCTGCAATGGTTTTCGCATAAAATTTTCTTGTATTCTTTCTTGCTTCTTTCAAGAACACAGGATTGTCCTTGTCAATAGAGTTCTTTTTCAATTCATAATCTACAAAAAGAGAATCAATCTTGTCTTGTGTGTCAAATGTAAGATAGCCGACCTTTACTTTTTTTCCAGTAGTTAATGTGATAGCACATTGTTTATTGTTTATCACATCCATAAGAGCCTTCTGCGACTCAACATCTGCCTGCTTTGGAGAGTTCATATTATACTATTGTTAGTGGCGAGAAGTGGAATCGAACCACCATCTCTGCATTATGAGTGCAGCGAGTTACCTATTACTCTATCTCGCATAAAAGTGAGGGAAATTTCCCTCACTTGATAATGTTTAGACTGTCGCGTCCGCAAGAACATATACAGACTTGTTACTCTCATTGGTTGCATTCAATACAGCACCGCTATACTGAAGAACCCATACATCATCTACAAGAGCCATTGTGACAGAACCCTGTATATTTGGGAATATGATTGTTTCACCAGTCTTTGTTACAAGTGCCAAAACCATATCATCCAACTCTTCTGTAAAGTCATAGCCATAGCCCTCTTTGTTGTTGTGTGTAAGTTTTACAGAACTCTTACCATGTAGCCATTGGCTCAAGTTCGCACTTAAAAGAGACGGCATATTGAATGAGATATTGAAATCTCCTGCCTCTACAGATATACCTATTGGCATTGAACTTTGGTCAATATGTACCATAGTCTTTGACAATGGATCTTGAGCAACTTCCAATGAGCCTTTTAGGGTCGCAACCGAGAACCAACCAGTTGTTTCCGAGAGCAGTTCATCGGTGATTTCGGGTTCACCATTGGTATGCTTCAATAAATGAACTTGGTCAATACCAATGACGGCTTTCGCTTTTCTTACTTGTTCATCCATAATTTTTGCGTTTAATTAGATTTGTTTATATAAATGTGGAACGAATAGTAATATTCATGCCATCCCATTCCATCACTATCGTCACTTGCAAATTCAAAGTCAAGCAATGAATAGTCTTCCGTTAGATATGGGAATGCTTTTTTTATAGTATTGGATATTCTTGTTATTTCACCGGCATTGGGAAGCCCAAGAGTATCCATCTTATCTTTTGTCCCAATAGTTATAATACCTTCAGCATATGCAAAAGCCCCTCTGTATTGTATCCCATTGGGATAACCTATGGTTACATAACTACGTTTTCTATTTTCTTGTGACCCTGTTATTTTAGGTCTGACGAGATAGGTATCACAATTCGCAATGTTCAGATTGCGAATAAAGCCGAGTAATAATTTTTGAATATCCTCTTCCATCCTATTCCTTATCTCCATCTTTTAATGCAATAGCGTGTATCACCGTATTTCTCTCATATCGTTTTACCTCTACAATGGTTAGTTTTACCAAATCACTCTCATTGTTATTGGTATTGAGATAAGCGACATTCCGTATGTTTATATTGGTCAAATCAGGGTCTGGTATTGTGATTGTATAATTCTCAGCATCGGGCAATGACCTATTACCGCGAAAATGAGCCAATAAAGATTTACACTCACCCTCATAGACAAGTTCCCTCTCTATACTATTATCATCTGCAAACGGGTCATACAATTCCCCTTGCAGTTCATAAATTTTGATATGGTCACAATACCTTGCCATATTTACCATTCATCGGTTCTATCGATAAACACAACTTCCTCATCTTCAGGGTCTTCAATACCCCACCTTCTTCTAAGCGTTGTTATTCTACGCTCGATTTTATCCGTATCATAATCATTTTCAGAACCTGCATCTTTCTCTTTTTTCAGAGAAGTAAGCATCATCAGTCCTTCAATGACTGCTGAATAGAAATTTTTCTCGTTCCCGACTTCATAATCATCCGAAGTATCAAACCCATACTGTGTCAGTATGAGTTCGATACTATCATTCGGAAGACTATATGGTCTTAATGCAGCCTTAAATGCTTGCTTGTAATCCATATTTATCGAGAAGATGGTAACACATCAAGTGAATAGCAATCAAGTGCATTTTCCCATACAGGAGTGCCGGTTAGGCTTGCGCTGACAAACTCGGTATGGCTTGTACCCTCCTTCAGTCCTTGCATCCAAGAAGCGACTTCAATATGGTTATACTTGCCATAGGTTACTCCGTCATCATCAATACCCAAGTCATGGTTTGTTATGAGATGTTCGATTGTACCGAAGTTATCCTCAGGGACAAACAGAATTTTGCCATCCGTGAATGGATTGAATTTATTCTCAGATACGCCATCTATCGTACGGGACAATTTTTCAACCACCTCAATTGTAGGCAATCCCAAACGTTCCAACTCTGCATTTACTTGTGCTTCTACAATCAAACGGCTTGCATTGTCAGTTCCATTGATGTAGCGTTTCAAGATTGCAGTAGAAAGAATGAAATTCAACGTACTTCGACGCATAAGCATCTTAGTCGGTTTGAGGTCTGCATTTTCTATTACTCCGGCAATATCAGCAATAATATCAACCGTTGCTTTGTTTGTATCAGTCCAATCTGCCGTTACTTTTGCAGAATGCGTCTCATCGAATCCAAAATCAATAGTTTTTCCAATGAAAGGAGAATTCGGGTCATTCTCTTTTGTGAAGGTAAACTTGCCTTCATTTGAGAGAAGTCCCAAAATCATAATATCCAATCTTTCGTTTACGCCATTGATTGCTTTTTGACGGACATTCCACAATTTCTTTGTGATGTAATCAATCACTTGTCTCCTCTCTGAAGAACGGTTGTAGTAACGTGAGTATTCTACGATAGCACGAATGTCCTCATCTTGCATAGGGTACGTATGGGCAAATGTAAGCATTTCTGCCTTTACCATACCAAAACCATCAAGCGGTCTTACAGGAGGTGCAGCATTTCTATTGATTGTTGAAGCGGCAATATCAAGATGCATTTGTCCGAGCAGTGCTGAAAACTCATCTTTAGTTTTGGCGAACTCCGCCATCTTAAAGTGCTTTCCATACCAAGTCTTTCCAAAAATCTCGACATTTCGCTGCGATGCCGCGTCCATTCTATATCCTACTTCCTTTAATGCCTCTTGGAAAATAGGGCTATTGAAAAAATTATATTCTGCCATAGTCTATTCCTCCTTTATTGGTTTACGAAAAAAATATGAGGATTGCCTTTAAGCAATGTCGAACCGGGGAATGTTTCTTCATTCAGCCACTCTTGTGGATAATTCAAAACATTCTGTATTGCCACTGCTTTGAATGCTGCACTCACAGTTTTGTCATTTGCTTTGATTACTGCACTATGAGAAACAATTCGATTCGGAATGGATACAGGTTTCAAAATTGTCGTGTCATTTGAAGTTTCGGACACGCCTTCAAGCAATACTTTACCTGCTTCTAATTCTGCATTGTTTGCTTTCAATGTAATTGTCCTTGTTTTTTCGTCTATTGAAGCGATAACAGATAATACCGTTCCTCCCGAAACAAATATACTGTCTCCTACAGACAAGAAACCGACACGCTGTGCGATGAATGTCTTTGCATCGATTTTCTTCTCTATAACAGCATATTTGCATATCTTAGCCGTTTTACCTTTGGAATCTGCAATAATTGGAGTTCCCATAGGTACTATTTCGCCTTCAGCAGGTGCATTTTCAAGCATATAACCCATTACTTCATTGAGAACGGGCTGTACTTGAAAACAAGGTATATTACCTGCAAAAGCGGATTTACTTTTGAATGTAACTGCCATATTGTTTAATGATTAAAAGTTGTACTTATTTTATGGCTCCTGCTTGCGCCTTGACCCAATCATCCGCACGTTTTCTTGCGGCAGCCTCATCAGTAGTTATTTCTCCCTCTAATTCCATGATGCCTTTGTCTATGAAAGTCTTCTTGCACTTGGAGAGATACTCATTTATTGATTTATCATCACTTTCCTGAGATATTCCGCCGGATACAAGATTCAGCAATTCATTATCCAAACCGACCTCTTTTGCTATTCGTTCCACCGTTTGCTTAAAAATGGCAGTTTTGGTGTTTTTGTCCTGCTCTTCTTGTTTCTTTTGCAATTCTTCGTACTTTGTACTGAGTTCTTTGTAACCCGCCATTTTTTCTTCAAGCGTCTTACTTACTTTTTCTTCAAGCATTTTGCCCAGCCTTTCTTCCAAATCATCGCTTGTTCTGCCATTACTTCCAATTTGAGCCTTTAGAGCCTCGTTCTCTTTCATGATGTTTGTTACACGGCTGTCCGAGTAACTCTGCATAAGAGCCATAAAAGGTTTAATGCCTTCCACCCAAGTAGAACATTCTTCCTCTTTCTCAAATTTTGGAGCATTATTAGCAATCTTTTCAAGCATATCCTTTGGCAGATTGTACTGTCCATTGCTTGCTGTCAATAAAGCCAAAATCTTCTCTTTCATGTGTATTTATTTGAAATTCAAATACAAAAATACACAATACAAGCGACTTGAATGAAACAATAAAAGCCATCTCTATCAATCAGAAATAACTCAATTGTCTGATTACACGTTTTTTATGCAATTATTTTCGTCTATTTTTATAGAAATAGCAGAGAGGAGACACAAAACCTCTCTGCTCGAAAAGAAATGAAAACACTTGAAACTCATCAGAGACAATCAAGCAATTGCAAAGGTAATAATTCCATAGACAATATGCAAAAACTCCTACTTTTTTCTTCGAGGACGGCTACCATATAACGCCCTCAAGTTCCTCTCTAACTCTTTCCGCACAATACTGACATATTCTTCTGCAACGCCTTTGGGCATAACATTACTTCCTGCATGATTATCTTGTACACGCATTGCATAAGGCGCACCATTGGCAATTATAATCTCTGTACCACGACGAAGTGAAGGTTTACAACTTTTCAGGACACTCAAGTTCTTCCCGTAACCAGTCGGACTGAACTCCTCTTTATTGAAATTTATAAACTCTGCGGAATGAGGATTACGATATGTTCTTTTATTCATCAACCAATGTACATTGGCACTACGTTCCCTTGTATGATAATATCGCTTCAGACCCGTATTTTTTCCGTTCTTACGCACAAACTCCCCTTTCTTATAAACATACGGACGCCCCTTCTTTATACGAATAGTCTTGATACCCGGTTCACTTGAACTCCATAAAGTGCGAGGATTACCTGTTCTATAACCGGGCAACAGTAATCCTTTTCTGTCAGCAGCATACTTCCCATTTACAAACATACCTGCCATATATGAATTTATCAAAACACCTGTATAGTCCGAAAATCCTGCTTGATTTACGACAGCCTGCAACATCTCAGGAACAATATCAATCAGAGAAAATGTCGCAGCAAGGCAAACATCTTCATACAATTCCTCCTCAAAAGAACGCAATACTCGCACATTATTTTTTGCACGACGCTGCTTTGACCAACCTCGAAAGTATCTATTACTCATATAACAATCTATTATCAATACAAATATAGTAATATCCTATAACTTCATACAAATATAAAAACATATATCTACAAAATAATGACGAAATAAAAATCGCCTATAGGCAAATACCATAAAAATCAGTGCAAAAAAAATCACAACTCCATATACAGAAACGCCATATTCGGTGTTTTCAAAGTCATAAAACGAACATTTGAAAATATCAGTAGAAAATGTGGATGAAAGCCCCATAGACGGTATCGAAAAGTACCTAAAATCGCTATATTAGCAACTGAAAATCAACTACTTGCGTATTATTAAAATTTTTATTCCACTTTAATGGTCTCCGTAATTCAGCAGCGGGGCGAAATGTGGTACCTTTGTCGTGTCGAAAGGGAAAGAAACCCATGGAGGCGATGCGCTCTTTGACTTATTGGGAAAAAATAGCAGACAAGCGAAAGGGAGGCATCTATATATGCATCCCTGTTAGATGTTTTACACACGCTTTTTTTCAAAAATCAAAAAGCACAAACAAAAAACACTCTCAGATGGTGCACCTATTCAGCATCCCTATCAGCCCTGCTATTATTCCACATATCTGCAATGCCGGGAAGGCATTGCAGAGACTCGCAAGAACGAGGAGGCACACAATACGAATCAGCGTCCACCGTTCGAGCGTTTCGCGCATCGCGCAAAAGCGGAAAGCAGCCCCGCAACGGATGCAAAGTAATAATTATTCATTTGGCAAATACGAAATACGTATTTCGGTACGTAAAATGTAATTTACCAACCCGGGGGCGGGTGAAAAAATGCAGAACCGCCCGCCTCCGCTTTCGGTTTTTCAACGACAAAGGTACTGCAAGTTTGCGAAACGTGCAAACACTTTGCACAAAAAAAAAGCAGACAAAAGGGCGTGCGAGGCTTGATCGCCTCCACGCTTGCAAAGCCCGCAAAGGCAGGCAAATAATAATAAATAAAATAACCTTATCAACGGACAGCGGAGCCGCAAAAGTACGTGAAATTATGAAAAAAAATCTTAAAATCTTAGCAAACAATGCCTCCAAAGTCGAGTTTAGGAGCCTGAAGGCAGCATTAAACGCAGTAAAACAAGCAGCAGAGAACGACAAAGATGGAACGAACGGCACGCGGAAATACATAGAGGAAATAGGAATCACAATCAACGATCTGAACGAAATCACATGGCAACTCCTGGAATCAATCTGCCAAAAATCAAAAAGCGGAAATTACTGCCCTTGGTATGTATTAGGTGCTTTGAAAAAGTATGCAGATGAGACTCGAAAAGAACGCAAAGAGGCTGAAAAATTAGAGGATGCGAGGCGTGTGAATGCAAAGGCAAAAAAAATACGTGCGAAAAAAGCGGAGGCAGAAAAAGCAGCATAATATATTTGTAGAATATATATATATCGATATAAGTAGAATAAATAAAAAGAAATATGGTACTACAACTAAAAAAAGTAGTACTATATTTTTTAGTACTATAATCATATAGTACTTATGTATAAATACTAATATATAATGACCAGGATGATAAATACATATAGCAGTACCGTGATCAAGAACGTACAAAAATACTTACTTGATTGGGTGAACGACTGAAAAAAGAATACCCCGGATATATAGAAACACCCTTCTGGGCGGACGATTTCCGAAGCGTACCCGAATCACACGGATGCGACAAATTAGTCGTCTATGCGTGGCGGTGGCACGGAGAATGGGCAGACCCGACAAAAGAGGTCTTTGCACGATTGTATAAACCTAAAAAAGTAAATCAATGAATACAATAGATTTGGAAAAAGTATTCGAGGGTTTTGGTAGAATCTTCGAGCAACAAGCAAAGTTTGACAACCAATTCAAAACAAAAAAGAAATGAAAGTAAACGGAAAAGAAATTAAAGGCATCGGCTTTGCCTTTGACGGCTGCCACAAAATCTATGTGGTAGCCAACGAAGAAGAAAGATGGCAAGCCAAAATAGCGGGCTATGAGATGCACGACCTGCACGACCTGCCAAAAATATGGTATATGGGTTGCCCTTTGCGGTTTATCTCTACATGGTCACTGACAGACTACTACGTGCATCAAGGCGAACAAGCAACATTCACAGAATAATTGAATATGAATAACATCACATTTTGAAACGATGACGACCGAAGAATTAGAGGGCAGAGTCCGCGTCCATAAGATTGGGAGCGGTACATTTAGATTTGAAACGGACGACGGTCTTTGCTACCGCTGGCTCACAGAACGACAAAGAGAATGGAACTTCAACCATAGCATAGGACTCGACAGGGTCTATCCATATACCAAAGCAGGACTGCTTGCATACGTGAACGAGTGTATAGCAGCCGAACCGTATGACGAAATAATCATAAAAGACATACAGCGATGACAAGAAAAGAACGTTGGCAAGAACTCAAACAGCAATACCCTAATGCGGTCGTGCTGTTACAGAACGGGAACTTTTACGAAGCCTACGAAATGGACGCAACAAAGGTCGGTGAAATTCTCAATATACCAACCGAACAACACGAAGACGGTTTGTATAGCGTGTGCCACTTTCCTTTGGTCAGTCTCAATGAGAATTACCTGCCGCGGTTAGTCCGTGCAGGATTGAGTGTGGCTATTATCGAAGAACTATAAAAACAACAGAGACAATGGAAACGATTTATTACATAGAAGCAACCATTCAAGGAGTAAAAGAATATCAGATTTATGACCGACTTTTGACGGGTATATATGCTGGTATTTTGGCGGATTTGCGTGTATATGCAACGGAAAGCAGCGCACAAAAAGCATTGCAGGCACTTAATGCAGACTATGGTTTCACAAATAGTGAGGCGCATATTGTGGCAAAAGAATTACCCGAAGGGTTTATATACAAAAACAATAGATTAAAGACTTGTAAATAATAGAAACAATGGAAACAGGAGAGGTACACATCAGCATATCCCGCAACGGAGATATGCAACTATACGGATATTATGACGATTGTATGGAAATCGCCAAACATATTCAATATGCAGGAAACATCTATATCAACGACCATTTAATCAACTGAACAATGATAATTAGTATTGACCTCAATGAAGAACTGCTGGAAGCACTTGCACAAGTGCAAGCATCACATTTCGCATACGATTGCGCCTGCGATAATGACAACGGAGAAGACATCAATGGAATGTATGCACAAGCGTGGCTTGATGGAGCAAAATATGTTTTTCAACTTGTAAAATAAAAGAACGATGAGTTACTTTATAGCACAAAGCATCGCTATCAAAAAGGATAGCATTACCATAACAGGGGGCGATAACAATATCTTCCCACGTGTCAAAGAAACAATTAACATACCACGTACAACAGAAGACGAGCGGGTATTTGTGAAAGAACTTGTCGGTGGTTGTATCATTGCACTGCCCGCCTTTACAGACGAGGAACTGAAAAAGATTTTTAGACTATGAGATACATCAAAGGCATCGCCTCGGACATATCGGAGATATGGCGGGGCAAAGAGGTAGTCGTCAAGAGCGACTACTACGACATCGAAAAAGCGTGGGTGAACGAGCGGGGCATTCTCTGCGTGGAGTTCGCCGACCTCGACACATTGCAGGCGTGGAACAGGGCGTGGCATACACGGCTCAACAAGCAGGCGACTATGTTGCAAACTATGCGGTTCGAGACTGCGGTCTATCGGCAGCGACTCTACCTGTACGATACCGACGACTATGCGGTGTGCGACGACTGCGGGGACGTGGTCAAGAGCGATGAACTGACCACGGTATCGGGCGGCGACCGTGTGTGCGACGACTGCTTGGAGAGCGATTATTCCTACTGCGAGAAATGCGACACGTGGCACTCCATCAATGAGATGGTGGAGATACACACGGACACATACAGTAGTCGCGACAACTCGTATTATGTATGCGAGAACTGTGCCGAAGAGGTGGCGTACCGGTGCGAACACTGCGGCGACTGGTACGAGAAGCAATACTGCCGCTTGGGTGCAGACGGAGAGTGGTACTGCGAGGACTGCTGGGAAGAGAATTTCGTAACGTGCGAAGAGTGCGGCGAGATACTGTGGCGGGACGATGCCTACTACGATGAAGACAATGACTGCTGGTATTGCAAAGACTGCTATGACCGGCAGGGCAAAGGCACTGTGCGCAGTTACCACCACAACCCCGAGCGGGTGTACCACGATACCGCCCACGATATGGCGGGAGAGAACCGCTACATCGGCACGGAGATAGAGACCGAGAAAGGCGACTATCAGAAGCGCATAGAGATAACACAGCAGCACGGCAACGACGAGGACGACATCTACCAGATGCACGACGGGTCGTTGGACAACAGCGGCATTGAGTGCATCACCCAGCCGATGACAAAGGCGTACTGGGACGCTTTCGATTTCGAGGGGTGGATGGCGGCTCTGTCGGACGCAGGCGCACGCAGCCACGACACCGACGACTGCGGACTGCACGTACACCTCAGCCGCACATGGCTCGGCACGGACGACAAGGACGAACAAGCCGTACTCGTGGCACGTATGCGGCAATTCATAGCCGACAACCAACAGCAGGTGGAACGCTTTGCCCGGCGCGAAGCCAACCGCTGGTGTAGTTACACCAAGACCTTCGACAAGGCGGTGAAGGATAATTTCACCAAGGACGAGCGCAAGAATTTGCACAAAGAAAAAGGTCTGTCCTACGACCGCTACCAAAGTGTGAACAACAACAACGAGGACACGATAGAGTTCCGTATATTCCGTGGCACACTCAAAGCCAGCACCTACCGTGCGAGCGTGGAGTTCTGCCTGCGGTTGGTGGACTACATCACCACGCACGAGGACGGCACGGAGAGTTGGCAGGAGTTTGTAGGTTACAAGCCGCTTCCCGATACAATGGCGACCTATATGCAGGAGAGAGGACTACTCAATGCGTAACCGACCTCCCCAACCCCTCCAAAGGAGGGGCTAACAGAATGGGAACAACGTGTAAATAACAACCAAATTATGTGTATTATAGCAATCAAATATGCGGGCGTGAAACGCCCGACAAAAGAACAATTCGAAGCGATGTGTACGGCTAACCCCGACGGCTTCGGATATATGACATGGAGCAAAAAGAAAGGGCTGCAAGTGCGCAAGACGATGGACGCAGAGCAGTTCCAAAAATGGGTGGAGAAGATACCCGATAGTCAGCCCGTGGTGTACCACGCACGTATCGCCACGCACGGCAGCGTCAGCGTGCGCAACTGCCACCCTTTCCTGTCCGACGACAAGCAGTGGGCGTTTGCACACAACGGCATACTGCACATACAGAACGAGCGGGACAAAACCGACAGCGAGACGTTCTTCCGCAGCATAGCCCTGCCTATGCTGCGGGCGGGCTACAAACCCAACGACAAAGGCGACTTCGATGCAATGGTCTCGACGATTATCGACGGCAGCAAGTTCGCCTTTATGGACGGCAACGGACGCATCTACACCTACGGCAACTACATCGAGGACAACGGACTGCTGTTTTCCAACTCCTCCTACCTGCCGTATGACAGACGATGGACGTGGCGCGACTACCCGCAGTTAGGAATAGGGTGGGACGATATAGAGGACGTTCCCGACTACACCGAAACGGATATGGTCTTCGACGACCTCGTAGAACGGCTCTCGCAGGATATGGAAACCGACCCCGAGATATGGGAACAGAGTACGGCGGAACTCTACGACAAGTACAAAGCCTACTACCCCGTATCGCGGAATGACTTCGTGGAGGCATTCGACTATGCACAGATGTTTGTTTGAAAGGACAAAGGATAATGAAACTATGACGGAGAGATAATTTGTAATTTATAAATAACAACCAAACATGAAATCTTTTGAAGACCAACTGACGGCACTCATACAGGAGTGCTACAACCACATTGTGGAAACAGCCGTTCAGAACGGCAAGTTGGAATGGTACGACTACAACACCAAAGGCATACGCCACTACACACTGGCACTGCCACAAGCCGTTATGCTGAGCGACCACTCCGGGGTAACGTCCGTCCGCTACGATGCCTACGACGACACCTGCCACAACGGGACGATTGTCGTCAGCACTATCAAGCAAAGCGGTATCGTCATCAGCGGTGCGGACACGGCTGTTGAAGACCTGCCCGACGAGGACGTGATTACCCTTGCTGACTCGCTGCGGGAGACCTACAACACACCGCCCGCCAAGACGGTGTTCGTGGTGATACATTCCCAGACCATCGACTGCGAGCCGAGACTGCAACTGCGGGTGTTCGACACACGGGACAAGGCGGAAGCGTGCAGCCGTGCGCTTATACGCCAAGCCCTTGCCGACTGGCGGGAGAGTATATCCGACGACCTCACAGAGTACGACAGCAACAAGGAGTACCCCGACGATACAGCCCTCTACGAACTCTACGACGACGGCAATGCGTGCGACATCTTTACCAACCGCCGCGAGTTTGAGAACAGCGAAAGCATACACATCGCCGAACACGTGGTGGAGTAAAAGAACAAAGAAAATAATAATAACAATGGAAGACAAAATAGTAGTGGCAGTGTTTCTAACCTGCACAATAGTCGGATTTTTTGCCATCGCTTTTTGTTGCGTGGTATATGGTGTAAAATAACAAAACGAGAAATAACAAAATGAATAGAACAACTCTACCGACTTACGCATTGTCCGAGGACAAAAAAGTCGTCTATGTCAGCCCAAGAGGCTTTCTATACCAGATGAAAATCAATTCGTCATTGAAGAATATACTCAAAGAGGCTATCAAAAACAATATGAAACTACAAGAAAACAAATTGGTCGCATTAAACCGATTCATTATGGGGAAAGACGAGAAAATGGATTTTAATTGTATTACATCGACAATACAACGGACTATACGAATTGAAGAAGAATTAGAGTTGCTACTTGCCAAAAAGTAGCAACTCTACATACTTGGCAATTCTCACATCTTTTTCTGCGAGTTGCTTATCTTTTTCTGCAAGCATATCAAGAATCTCTTTCGGAATTGTAACATTGTTTTCATCACGATTCTGAATTTGACCCGATTTGCCGACACCTTGATTTAACTCTCTTATATCAAACGACAAATCAAAGAACACGACAGGAGATACTTGCAATACATTGACTATTTTCTCCAATGTAACAACGGTCGTTGTATTGTCACGCATTATCTTTGACAATCCAGTCGGAGTAACACCGACTTGTTCAGCCAATACACCGAGAGGCAATTTTTTATCAGCGGCTATCTGCTTTATTTTCTGTAAGTTAGGCATTTTATTATATATTTTGAATTAAAAATATAGTTACAATGTTTGCATGATTAGAATTTATATTCTATATTTGCAACAGATTTCAATCTATATTTGAAATAATAAGTTTAATATATCGTTTTAACTTTTTCAATAATTGCAATGGACTGCAAAAGTACTAATTACTTATGAAAAGCGCAAATCTTGTCAAGAAAGTGGACATCAGAGCCACGCTGCTAACGTTCTCTATTGGAGATGAAATGACTATCCGTGAACGAGATGGGCGATACCCTACAATCTATAAGATCGCCAAGGACATCGAGAAGGTAACAGGTAGAAAATACATGGTAACCATCGCAGGAATTGCGGAGGGTACTTTTGTGAAAAGAAGACAATAACAAATGGAAAAAATGCGACTTCCGAATGGGAAGACAGTCATCAAAGTGGACAAAGAAGAATATCTACTTTGCGAGAAAATTCGCAATTACATTCTAAGAATGAATTATGAATTGCGACTCCCTGTTTGGATGTGCGTACTACGGGCATCCAAGAAATTCGGCATACCCGACTCGTATGCGGTTAAAGCATTACGGCAATGGAAGAAATGGTATTACAACAACGGTTTGAGACACAGACCCATTGAATTATTCATCAAAGAAGAAAAAGAAAGAAATGGCAACACAATTTGAACAGTCCTTGCAGTGTGTCAAGGATACTATTACACGTGAGTTACAGAATGGTGAGTACTTCGTCACGGAGTATGGCATCTACCGAACAAAAAGTAACATCGATGTTTCGACATCATTTACAGGTAACTTGATTGTACACTTCAACATTGACAACAGGAAACTCTGTGAGAAACTTGAGAGAGAAGCCGATGAAAAGCAAGCAAGTATCTATGAAGAAAAAGCACGCACCCTGCGTGAGAAATGGAGATAATATGGAACTCAGAAAAGACAACAATGGCAATGCCTATTGCCATATTAACGACAATGAATATCGAGACTACTTATCTTACGTTGTCGAACACATATTGGAATCATACAATGACAACTACAGTTACGAAATGGATGACGATTGTCTTTCGGCAGAATTTGACAACTGTGGCAATTGCCATACATTCTTTTGGGACGAGGATTCCCGCTGCACAGAAATACCTAACGACTTTGATATAAAAAGGTTCGAGGACGATGTCAATGTATCACTTGCAGATGCAAAAGCCCATACGGAATGGATGTCATTTGAAAATTATCACAGATATTGAAAATGACCGCCAAAATCTCACACGAGAGCAACTTTCTGCACAAAGACACACAAATTATCATTTGGGGAATTTTCACCTCTTAAAACAAAGAAAAATGAGATATACAATTTTATCGCTGCTTATCGGTCTGGCAGGTTTCGTCCTGCTGACCTGTGAAGCAGAAACGACCACAGCATTATTGCTAAGCAAAGCATTGGCGTTCGGGCTGATGTTTATCGCATACAAGTTATACCAAACCGCAGACAGAAAAGGAGAATTAGACAAGATCAGAAACTTGTTTTGACATATTGCAATGCCTGAAGCAGTTAGACGGCAACTAAATCAATTTAATTTATGAGTGACTTGAAAGTCTTCAATCAAACAATCACCAATGTCAGGACGCAGGAATATCTGCAAAGCGTTCTGGGTGAGAAGAAACAAGCGTTTGTCAATAATCTGACAGCGTTAGTAAGCAATGACAAAAATTTGCAGCAATGCGAGCCTACCACACTGATGTTCGCAGCGTTGAAAGCAACGGCACTTGACCTGCCGCTGGACAACAATCTCGGGTTTGCATACGTCATTCCGTATCGGAATACAAAGGCTGGCATCACAGAGGCTCAGTTTCAATGCGGGTACAAAGGAATAGTCCAACTCGCTATCCGTTCGGGACAATTCAAAACAATCAACGTTACCGATGTTCGCGAGGGCGAACTGAAAGGTCGCGACCGCATGACAGGCGAGGTGCAAGTGGAATGGATAACAGACGACAACGAGCGCGCAAGAGCGAAAGTTGTCGGGTATATGGGATATTTCAAACTCCTAAGCGGTTACGAAAAGACTACTTATTGGTCTGTCGAGGAGTTAGAGCAACACGGAGTAAAGTATTCGCAAACCTACCGCAAAGGCTACGGAGTATGGAAAGATAATTTTGACTCTATGAGTAGGAAAACCGTCTTGAAGTTAATGCTCAACAAGGGCGATGCCCCTATGAGCGTGGAAATGCAACAGGCTATCAAGTACGACCAAAGCATAATTCTTGACGACAAAGGGAGTGCGAGGTATATAGACAACCAGAAGCCCAATTCCGTTGAGGAGGCGGACGCTTTTATCGCAGACGATGGAAATGTATTGTCAGGTGCAGAAAATGCCGCAGAAGGAGAAAAAATGGGTAATTCGGAACTTTTTAACGACTAAATCAAAATGGATAATCAAAATGATTCGGAATTGAGAGACAAACTCTCTTGTTTGGCGCAAGGCACAAGCGATTGGTTGAGGGCAAGACTCGGCAGGATAACAAGCAGCAATGTTCACTTTGTAATGAAGTGCAACAAACCTACAAAATCCAACCCCAATCCGGAAGTATTCAACGACACCGCAAAGAGTTATTTATACAAAGTCGCTGCTGAAAGAAATTTGAGACCGCAAGTAGTCAATGACGAAGTGCAGTTTGAAGAATATATGATGAGGGTTGATTTATCGACACGGGATATTCGCTGGGGACAGGAAAACGAGGACATCGCCCGAAAAGTGTATGAAAGAGTTTGCAAAAAAGAAGTTGCACAGGCTGGCTTTATCATGCACGAGACGATTGAGAACTACGGAGACAGCCCCGATGGAATTGTCCTGGATAGCAACGGTATGCCAATCGGTGCGCTTGAAATCAAATGCCCGAAACCCGAAACGTTTATCCGATACAAGGCGACCATTCACAATGCGGAAGACTTGAAAGAGGTCAAACCAGAATACTACTGGCAGTGCCAATCGCATTGCGAATGCAACAATCTTCCGTGGTGCGACTTTGTATTCTTCGACAAAATGCAAAAGAACGGTTTTGTATGTATCAGAATCGGACGCAATGACGAAGACATCGAATTGATGAAAAGCAGAATCGTGTTAGCAAACGAATTTATAAACAGTTTACAAGTATAGAAATTTAACCAACCAACGGATGATAAGACAGTGAATGTGGCTGCTGAATATGTTATGAGCCGCAACGCCGAAATGCTGTGGTAGGTTGCGGGCATCTTGGACGTCGGAACACGCCATCCGTTGGTTTTGAAAGACAAAATAAACTATGAAACACATAAGTAATAAAAACTACTGCCTCATCCAAGGTTGGATGTTAGACATAGGTTGCTCTGGCTGGAGTGAATTGGCAGCATACGCACTTGTCTATGGCTTCTCACAGGACGGTAAAAGCGAATTTACAGGTAGTATATCATACTTACAAGAATGGTTAATGTGTAGCAAACGTAATGTTTCATACATTATGGAAAGTCTCGTAAAAAAAGGTTTGCTTGTCAAAAATCAATACGAGATTAACAACGTTAAGTTTAATAGATACAAGGCTGTTATTCCACAACAACAAATTGGTAGTGCAAAAATTGCACAAGTGGCGCAAATGGATAATGCAAAAATTGCAGAGGTAGTGCAAAATTTGCAAGTGTGTAGTGCAAAAATTGCACCCAATAATACTATAGATAATAAAGATATAGATAATTCTTCACTACGTTCAGAATTATCAGAGAGTCTATTATTAACCCCTACTACAAAAAATAATAATAGTTCTATTACTATCCCCTATAATCCCCTTTCAAAAGCAAAGCCGAAAAAACTTGATTTGAGTTTCGTTGCCGACGAGTTTCGGGAAGACTACATGGCGTGGCTCGATTATCGGCAGAAGATAAACAAGCCTTTCAAGATACAGCGGAGTTTGGAACTGAACTACAAAAAAGCACTGGAATTATCAGATAACGACCCCAAGGTCTTCAAACAGATTATAGAGCAATCCATCGCCAATGGCTGGATTGGATTATTTGAACTTAAAAACACAAACAACAATGGACGAAACAATAATGAAAAGTATCAAGGAGAGTATCCGAGAAATGAAAGAGATGTCGAAAGAGAAAGAGACTACACACCTTTCCAATTCTGAGCAAAGCGAAACAAAAGCCGAGAGAGAGTTGAGAGAGAAAGTTGAAGCATTGAAAACGGAGTTCTGCAATATCAGCCGGAACTTAATCACTCGATGTGCAGTGTACTACGACAATCTGGCGATTGACGAAATCTTTGCACAACACCGCAGGCTGTTCGTTCGATGCGCAAATGTAATACTATCAAAGCAGGGACGTAAATTTGAAATAGACGACAACAACAGAGATGTAATAAAATTTCTGCTCTACTATTTCAACTATTGCGCAAAGGCTTTGGAGATTTTTCCAAACTGCGACTTGAACAAGAACATCTTTCTTTTCGGGAAAGCAGGAGTCGGGAAAACAATCTTGATGGACGCTTTCGCTTTGTATCTGAAAGAAACGAATAACCCAAGAGCGTTTTATAGCATATCACAAACACAAATGCTGAACTACTACAAGCAACATAACACTCTTGACAAATTCACATTCAACGAGGAAGGCTCGAAATCATTTGAGGGCAATCCTGTAAACCTCTGCCTAAATGATTTGGGACTCAAGACACAGAAGTTCTATGGAATTGATATGCAAATGCTGATAGACGAGTTCCTATATGCCCGTTATGAGATATGGACTTCGCAAGGAAAGTTTGTACATATCACGACCAACCTCGATAAAAAAGATATGATGGGTGTATTCAATGACAATTACAACAGACTGACTGACCGACTCAAGATGTTCAATGTAATTCCGCTTGGTGGAGAAAGCAGAAGATGACACAATTTGCCCACTTTTCTGACCACTATCAAACGATAATATGTTTTATGTATAAATTATTATCTGCGGAAAAATCGTGGCGCAAATCAAAGAAAATAACGTTTAACTAAAAACTATACAATTATGGCACATGAAAATTTGCAACTGCTCATTAACTTGACAAAAATCAAGGAGGCATTAAAGGCTGACCCGAAAAAGGGGTATCGCACAGAAAGAGGGGACTTGGTGGTAACCGTATTCTGTGAAACAAGGAAAGAAGAATCCGTACACGGAGACACTCACAGTTTGCACATAGGCAGAATTGGCAATGAAAAGATATATGTCGGCAAAGCAAAAATGTCTAAATATCAGCCAAACGCCACTGATAACCGCAAAATAGACAGCCAAAGCATTGACGATGAAATGCCGTTCTAACATTCCAAATTCATAATATCATGGAAATTCAAACACAGAATGAGTATATCTATGAATGGTTACTTGCAGGAAATAGCATCACAACATTGGACGCTATGTTACATCATCACATCGGCAGGCTTGCAAGTCGTATCTGTGACTTAGTCAATGACTATGCAGTGCCTATCCAGAAAGAGCGTGAACCAAACAAAGAACGGCAAGGGCTACCATACGAGATACTACATGAAACCAGAGTATCGGAAAACACTCCAAGAAGTACGTTTGAGAAACGTACACAATTTTACAGAACATTTCAAAAACTAACAACAAGAAAAATGCAAGAACTAAAACCAAATACCAAGTTCAGCCTTACCATAGAGGGTAAGGAAATCGTATTAGAAACGAAACACGTAAAGAATGCCACCTGTGATGGCTGCTATTTCCGCAAGGGAAGTACCTGTTCTCTCACGGATGCCACAGAGAACATCGTGGGCATGTGTAGCAGCAAGGTGCGCACCGACAACACAAGTGTAATTTTCAAACAATCACAGCAATGAGAATTGAGAGAATCACTGAGCAACCCAACGGCACGTACACCGTGCATTTCAGAGAGCCGAGCGTTTATCCCGCTTTCGGCGGTTACGACAGCATAGACGCTGCCAAAGCATTCGTGCGCAGGACAATCGCGCACAGAGTAGTATTTATTCACCTCCTCCCACGCACTTGGTGAGTGGTAAAATGGTAAGAGAGTATGACCAAATCACAAGCATTGAACGTCCTGCAAGAGATGCAGAAAATGGCAACCAATTTCCTTGAAACTTTCCGAGACCTCATTGAACAAGCCAAAATGTTTTTGTAAGAATATGAACGTAAAGTATTACGTGCCGTTTGAGACGGCAAAGTTACTCAAAGAAAAGGGGTATCCGCAACTGGATAACGAACATCACTACAACCTAAATGGTGATATGGTGATATTCTCAGATGCTTACGAAGGCTATGCGGAAGACACTTTAATAAGGATAGCACAGGACTTTTATACCGCACCGACCTACCACGAAGTAGTGGACTGGCTGGAGGGGAAAGGGATATATATGCACTGCTATTCCCCTATAATGCGACAAAATATAGGGCAATACACGGCGGGGGTATTCAATAGCAATATCAACGATTGGAGAACTTGCAAGTCTGTGTACCCCACCCGTGAGGAAGCCCTGAACGCAGCAATACTCAAAGCATTGGAAATGATATAACCCGCCAAGGGGATATGGTATGCAGGATAAGACAGTGAATGGGGCTGCTTGAATTGTCCGGGCAGCGGTGAGCCGAAAGTGCGGATAAATGTCGGAAAGCAAGTCGGGCGAAAGCCCAACACCTGAATAACTGAGAGGCTTGCGGTAGCGACAGAGTAAAGTCTGGTACTACCCCGCACAAGTAGGCTGGATAAATCGGTAGGGCGTAGGGTAACCGAGCCTATAACAGTAGGACTGCCGAGGAATAGTGGCAAGCACCGTTGTATATTTGGAATATCGCACCCGCCCTGCATACTTTTTTACACCCCACACCGCAGGGGACAAAAACGGAAGCGGTGCCACATATTGATTGTTGATTTATTGTAGGCGGTTTGTCCGTTCCGCCTGTTTTTTGAAACC